TCATGACACCCGCGCCTTGTCGAAGGGCGGTCGATCGAGCAGCTCGCGGACCGTGTCGGCCAGAAAGACGATCCGCTGCACCGGGTCTGAATTCGACGTCGATGGACTGAGATACTCGCGACAGCCATTGGCCAGTAGCGAGATCTCGTCATCAGAAATGAACGGCGAGCTTGCGTAATGCGCGACCGCAGCCAGCAGGCCTGCGACCGCCGTCTCGCGCGCGTCGTCACTTACTGCATTCTGCATCTCGGCCACGAAGTCGGAACACGCGTCGTTGAGGGACATCACGCGTCCTCCGACATTGAGGCGGCCAAGACGCGATCACCGACGATCTCGGCCCGGCCGCTCTCGACCAGGCGCGCGATCACATGGTCGGAGAAGCCGAGCGTGCCGAACCGCCAGCCGCGCGGGCGGCGCTCGATTGGGCCGAAGCGAAGCATGCGCAGTGCCATGGCCTCTCCAGAAGGGCGGCGATGCCAGGTCATGATGCGGCACTCCGCTGCGCGATCGCGATGAAGACGATCGCGCGCATGGCGACCATGTCGCCGCGCGCGGCGTACAGCTGAGTCGCCACGATCAGCGGATTGATGCCGAGCTCGTGCCAGAAGGCGAGCTCACTGCGGTTATGCTGGGCGTTGCGTGCGAGACGATGGTCGCTCGAGCAAAGGGGCAATGCCCATTTATCGTCCGGCTTCTTGCCGAGGCCGGAGGCCTTCCCGAACGCGGCCGATGCCATGCGCACATGGGCCGCTTCGCTCGGCTCCATCCCGCAGGACAGACACGGCAGCTGCCGGACCATCGCCAGATACGATGGCTCGCGCCCTTCGCCCTGCTCAAAGCGGCGCAGCCGGGGCTGGACGTCTACGCGCTTGAGCAGGGCGCCGGGGGGCGACGGAGGGAAACAGCGTTGCGGGCGAGGGAGGGGCATGGCCAGCTGCTGCTCAGATGTGCGAGGTAGTTAGGGCGTCGGCGTCTGCTCGCATGGTGACGATGCCTTGCTCCAAAAGGTCGGCGATCTCACGCAGCTTGGCGGCGGACGCGGTATTCCCAGTCTCGATCAGAGATGCCCTGCAATCCACCAAGCGCGCCGCATGCTGCCCGTCCGGGCGGCGCGAGACCTCAACGGTGAATTGCCAAACATCTGCTGGATCAGGCAGCCTGAACACCTTAGCCATTAACGCACCGGACATTCGCCGCGAGTGCAAAAGCGGTGAAGGCCGCGCTCTGGCGTGATCCCGCACGCGGGACACTTATCGAGCAGCTTGTTCGGGTTTGGTGCCTCCGCAAGCGATGGCAGCGCATTCCGTTCCTTGCCGGCCTCCGGATTGGGTTGGCCAAATCGCGCCAGGATCGTGTCCGCGATGTCACCCGCATTATCATCCCAGCCGCGGTGGCGGGGCCAATCGCTTGGCACAGCATCGAACGTCTGAGAGATCAGGTCTATGATCTCTTGCCGCGTCATGGGACTCGGCTCTCGCGGTTGGTTGTTGATCTCGGCGAGCTTGAGCAACAGCGCAGCATTGGTTCGCTGCAGCTCCTTGATCTCGTCCCAGCAGGCTTGGCTACAACGCGGTGATTTGATCATGGCCGCGAGATCTCCGCGGCGTTCAGCTGCTGCTTGGCCTCGAGCTGCGCGTCGCCGACCAGCGCCATGACGTCAAAGGACGGATAGCCGCGGTGCATCAGCAGGCGTATGGCGTCGCTCTCGCAGCGAAAGGCGTCGGCGTCGATCAGGTCCTTCGCCATGCGCCGCACGACGTCGGCGCGGCGCTTCTCCTGGTCCATCAGCGGGCCGTCAAGGAATTTGAACAGCGAGATCGGCTTCGTCATCGGAAGATCCTTCAAGGGGTGAAGCTGGACGCAAAACGCTTACTTGCTTCAGGGCAGGTCCCATGCCTTGTGGATGGACCTGATCCCGCCGATGACCAGCTGGCGGTCGATCGGATCGAATTCGCACGGCACAATCTCGTCCGCCTGGTAGCTGCGAAACATTCTGCGGACAGCGCTCGCGGTCACGAAAGGGAAGTTGCAGTCACGAGAGCTGCTATCGCTGCCGACTCGGACGGCGATCTGTATGCTGAGCGCGCGCTTGAGAAGGCGGCGAAGATCTTCGACTGTCCGGCCATATTCGAGCCGTGCTTCGCGGGCGCGGCTCTCCGCCTCCCATTGCGCGCGCATCTCGTCAGTGATGGTCGAGCTCACCGTCGCCTCATGCAAAGACATTGCGGCCTCCGTTCCAGCCGATCGGCTGTTTGAATCCCCGGTATTGCAGCCGCTTCTCGGCGGCGAGGCGCTCGATACAGGCGAGGGCCGTACACTTCTCGGCGTTCCAGCCGGCGCGATCGACGAAGCGCGGCCACAGGCCCTTCTGCTGTGCGAAGGCAGAAGTCATCGTGGCGACGATGAATCCGAACGGCGCGGCGCAGGGCTCGATCGAGAGCATCACCTTCGGGCACCATACCGACCGAGCGATATCGCCATTGTCGGAGACGAGCAGGGCGCGCTCGGTCTCGTCGTGCTTCACCAGGGCGAGGCAGGTGAGGCCGAGATTGGCCGGGCGCAGCCGGCGCCGGCCAAATGACGACGGCGCGCGGGACGGGAAGCGGATGACGTTGGTGGTGATGCCTGGGTTACGCATGGGCTACTTTCCCTGTTCGGGCGCTGATGAAGCGAGGTTGAGGGCGATGCGGATCGAGAGCGGAAGCTTCTTGCTCCATTCGCGATGGCTCGCACCGTCGCATTCAGGGCAGTCGCAGGGCTCGATCTCGTCCTCGTAAGCCATCGGATCGTCGTTATCGTCGAGGCCGAGCTCGACGCGAATGTTGCGTCCGCAGCGCCAGTCGTCACTGCCGAAAGCCGCGTTATCGAAGCCCCACGCGAAGCGTCTGGCATATTTGATTGCGTCGGCGCGGGTTTTGGCGCTGATCATGCAGCAGCCTCCGGCGACGAAAGGCCGCGCGCCTTGCGATCTTCTGCGCGGGCCTCGGCGAGCACCATTGCTGCGCGCTCGGCAGCCGGAACGGATGCATTGAAGCTGCGGCGCCAGGCGCGGATCACCTCGGGGAAATGCCGGCGTCCGAGGGTGCTATGCTTCAGAAGAACACGGCGCGCGACGCCATCGTCGAGGTCGGCGGCCGTGCCGGCGGCATCAAGCAGCTGGAAGAACTTGATGAGGTCGTAGGTGATGCCCTCCCGGGGATCGAAATAGAGCAGGCTGTAGCGCGCCTCCTCGCTCCAGTCGAAATAGGGGAGCGGTGTATCTACGGCCTCGCAAAGCGAGGCGGCGATGCAGTGGGCGACCCAATCCCGTGTCGACAGTCCCTTATAGGGGCTGGAGGTCGCGATCTCTGAATAGTCCCTGGCGAGATCTCGCGCCGCATTCATGAGCGCCGCAAGGCGTTCCGCGCCGCGTTGCGTTGCGGCACCCGTGATGTACGCATCGTCCATCCAATGCGGGCCGATCTTCATATGGACGCGACCGCGCGAATCGTAGGGGCGGGACGCGAAGTAGTCGCCGATCTGCGGCCGCGGCGTCTCAGCGGGCTTCGAGCGCTTCACGGCAAGACCTCCGTAACGGCAGCCTTGCGTCGCATCGTGCGCTCACGCCGCCGCGCCGCCTGGTACTCGCGCTCGATGATCAGATCGCGGGTTTGCTGGGCTACGCCGCGGAGCCGGAAAAGGCCGTCGTGCCTTTCGCTAAGATCGGGATGCCGGTCCCAGGCGAGCTGCCAGCTGCCTGCGTCGAAGATCCGGACGCGGGTGCGTCGGAACAGCTCCAATCGAATGCCATCGATCTTCCGGTCGATGATCCGGATCGCTTCGAGCTGGCCGGCGAGGAGGGCGGAAGGCATTGGAGAGTTCCCGTGTTTGGACGGGAGATATCGTTACGCAAAACGCATAATCGTGTCAATGCATTTTGCATAATTTGCATTCGCGCGTAGAGACCCCCTTGCTGCGGCGCCGTCAAGGATGCCAGGAAATCGCGGGTATCGCCCTCAGCGCGGTACGAGGTTTTTGACCCTGGCGGCCCACTCGATGGCAACGTCCAGGATCGGCGGCTCGGTCTGGGAGAGCAGGTGAAATAGCCCGCGAGCCTTGGATTTCTGGATCTTCTTGATCAGGATGCGACCGTCATCGAGCCCGACGACGCAGAGCTTGTTGATCAGATCAGGTGTGACGGGGCGGCGCACGTCATCGTAAAAGACCAGCCATCGGTCGAAGAATGTACCGAGGCTCTCGCCCCGGATCTCGACCGCGACGGTTGACGCCGTGGAGCCGGTTGGGGCGGAAACCTCGTCGATCGGGGCGTCGTGCGGAAAGAAGTGCGTCGCGGCGCCGGCCCCGACGTACCCGACCAGCGGAACCTGGCGTTCGGCAGCTGCGGCCGGAGCAGCCTTGCCGCCGCGCGCGCCCTTGCCGGTCAGGAGCCATTCCAGAGAGACGCCGAATTTGCGGGCGTAGAGCTCGGCATTGGCCTTTTTGAAGCCCCGCGAGCCGTTTTCATGGCCGAGATAGGTCGGCTGCTTGACCCCGAGCGCCTCCGCGGCCGCGGCGCCAGTGGGGTAGCCGGCATCTTTGCGGGCGGCGGCCAGTCGCTGGTGCATTTCTTTCATTCATGCAATTTGCATAGGAAAATTATGCAAGAGGCATTGACCATGATTATGCAAAAGGCATAGTCGAGCCATGGACGCGCAACTGATTCGCAAGGCCCGAGAGCTCACCGGCGAAAGCCAGGCGGTGTTTGGCGCGCGCTTTGGCGTCGACCAGAGCACCGTGCACCGCTGGGAGATTGGCGGGCCGCCCAGCCGGGGCGCTGCGAAGATCATGGTGACGCGTGAGGTCGAGGCGATCCTGGCCGCGCACGCGTCCGACGACGGAGCGTCGTCATGATCGCAGCCAGCGCCACAGCCGTTGCCACCACCACCGCGCTCCCGGCCGCGCCGCTGCACGATATTCTTTCAGGGCTTCGCCGACTGTATCGCGGGGCGTTTCGCTCTGTGTTGCCTGCATTTTCAGTGTCCATTGTTGCGTTGAGGGTTGCGTCATGTCCATTGCCGAATCGTGCACGTTGCCACCGTCCAGGCCTAGGAGAACGCGAGGAACAATCGTTCTTCGGAAGTCGCCGGGCGCGCAGGCCTCTAGATTTGGTATCGCGTGCCTCGCTTTGTGGCCGGACAAGCCCGCAACCGTGCTGTCGCAGCGGGCAGGGTGCTCCGAGCGCGCAGCGAACCTATACATCAACGGCGATCGCGAACCGTCCTACGAAGTCCTCATGGCCGTGCTCGACGAGCTCCGCCCGCGCAAGCGCGCTTGAATCCCAAGCGAAAGCAACCAGAGGCAAGCCCGGTATAGCTGGCGCTGACGGCGCCGTAAGACAGAACAACCGCCGGGAAGGGTTGCGAGTAGGCGAGCCGACGCGGATCGGCATGCTGAGTTGGCCGGCTCTAGGGCGAACCTCAAACGTCAGCGAACTGGGCGTGACGGGCGGAGAGGGTGCCGCACAGAATTGCATGTCGGGGTGGAGCAGCCCGGTAGCTCGCTTGGCTCATAACCAAGAGGTCGCACGTTCGAATCGTGCCCCCGCAACCAGTTTCAGGAGGGCTGCCTGATGGTTTTCTATGTCGGGCAGAGGGTCGTCTGCGTCGCGCCGGCGCTTGGTAGATTGACGAAGGGGGAAGTCTCGGCGCAGGTCGGCGAGGTCTATACGATCCGCGCTATTTTCACGTGGTGCGGGTCCACCGGTTTCCACCTCGAAGAAATCAGAAACCCGGTCCGCCGCACCGTATCAGGACGCCACGAGCGATATCAGGCGAGCCGGCGCTTTCGGCCGGTCCTTATTCGCAAAACCGACATATCCGCTTTCAAGGCAATGCTTCAGCCGAATGACGTTCGGGAGAAAGCAACGGCTCAATAAACAATAAGAGCGGCACCAACCGCACGCCTGTTTTGTAGCGTCACTGCGTAACCCCGACATCAGACCTTTGCGCGCGTCCGGACCATGTCCGGCGAACGAGAGCTGCTGTCCTGAACCATGGAGCCTGATGCATGACCATGCGAAAGACGATTGCGGCCGCTAGCGCGGCACGGCTGATCAGCAAGGCAGATCCCGACGCGCCCGCGCTCGTGGCGATCGGGCGCGATGCTGTTGCGATCCGGGCGGGCACGGTGTTCGGTGGCCGTCGCTTCGAAGTGGAGACGCCGGTCGAGATCAAGGGCGCGCTTGTCGTCGGCGCCGACTATGGCGTGACCGTCAGTGCGGGGCGGGCGCGCGCCTGGCAGGCGGGCGGAATTCCGGACGGCGACGACGTGCTCGGTGGCTTCCACTACGCGCCGGGCGGCAACGCTCTGGCGCGGTCCGGTGGCGACGACATGCCGGCGATCAATCCCTGCTCGCTGTGGGACGTGGCCTTCCGTCCCGCATGTCCGGATCCGCGCGGCATGGCGCTGGTCGACAAGCCCGGCGGCCGGTTCTGGTGCGACATCTATCTGACCGGCCAGGACTGCTATCTCAGCGGCACGAGCCGTTACGGCGTCACCATCGCCGATGGCGATTCCTGCCCGATCGATGGGGCGACCAGCGAGCGCTTCCCGCGCTTTGACTATGCCGCCGCCGTGGCCGCGATCGCCGCGCACGGCAAGGGGCTGCTTGGGCTCGACGAGTTTCCGGCCGCGGCCTTCGGCGTCACCGAGAAGACATCCTGCAAGCGCGATCCCAAGACAACCGGTCTCGATGCGCCGCGCACTTCGCGCTTCGGCATCATGCAGGCGACCGGCAACATGTGGATCTGGGGGCATGACGGCGATCCCGACACGCCGCGCGCTTCGCTGTTCGGCGGGTCCTGGCTCAGCGACGGCTACGCGGGCTCGCGCTCCGCGCTCGTCGCCTGCCGCTGGCCGGGGATCTCGGGCAACTTCGGCGCTCGCGGCCGCAGTGACCACCTGCAGCCTGCCCCTCGCCGCGACAGCGGCGACGTCCGGAAGGGAGCTTCACGATGATGCTCCTGCCAAAGATCCTGATTGCGATCATCCTCGTCTTCATCGCGCTCGGTCTGGTGTCCGCGGTGATGGTGTCGCGTCCGCGCGAGCCACGGTCCGGCCGGCGCCTTGATGGGCCGGCCGGCGACCGTGGGCTCTATGGCATGCCGGGCTTCACGCCCGAGCAGCTCGAATATTACGCGCGGCGCCCGATCGAAGCACATCACACCTCCGACGGTGCGTTGCTCCACCGCTCGGCCGCGGGCAGCGGTGCGGTGTCCTCTCGGCCGCTGCCGCTGCCCGCGAACCTCAATGCCAGGCGCCTGTTCAACGGGCCGGGACCGAGGCCGACCTTCGGGAGGGGCCGCCGTGCATTCTAGGTTCTCAGCCGCAGAGCACGCCAACTTCATCGCGGGCAAGGTGGTGGCCTATGCCACTGCCTATCTCGACGGCCGCAATGATCTGGCCGATCTCGCCCGCAACGCCGCCTCGGTGATGGTCGAGCTGATCGCCTGCAGCGATGATGCGGCAGCGAAGGTGATCCTCAATCCGGCACGCCTGCTCGCAAACGCCATGACCATCACCGCTGGCGCCACATCCGATGCAAGCGTCGATCGCTGGCAGCAGGTGATCGGCTCGCTCGTCGAGCTCGTGCGCCATGAAAGCAGCGAGCTGCGCAAATCCGGAGTGCAGCGCTCATGATCCGGCCACTCTCCCAAACCCTGACCGAGCTGATCATCATTGCCGAAAGCATGGTGACGCGAGCGCGCTACGCGTCGGCTGCGCCGATCGGCCAGTTCAATGTGCTCGCGGCCGAAGTCTGGGCCGCGCATCAGAGACCTGCAGCCGACGGTGAACGCGCAACTTACGGCGCCGTCCACATCGTCAACGCCATCGAAGCATTTCACGCGACCGGCGCTGAGGCGGGCTCGCCCTGGCAGATGGAGATCGGAAGCGGACTGCCGATGCTACGGGCCGACGCGTTTCGGGCATTCAGCCAGGAGAAGGCGGCGCAGCAGGAGACGAAGCGATGAGCAAAAGCGATCGTATCGCAAGGCTGCGCGCCCAATATGCCGCGCTTCACCGCGAAGTGCTCGAACTCAGCACCAGGCGCGGCTTCGCTGGCGGAATCGCGGAATGGCGCCTGCAAAAGCGTGAGCAGGAGATCGTTGATGAGCTGAGGGAGCTCGGCGTCGGCCCTTATGCGCAAGATGGCGAAGCGTTCTTGCGGCAGGCGAGGGCGCACTGATGGCCGCGAATTTGTTCGAACCATCGGCGCGAATTGTTTCGGCGCTGCCGAACGAGGAGATCCTCGGCGAGGTCGACCGGCGCCTGGGCGACGCGCTGCGGCAGGCCTGCAGCAGTGCGCTCGGCATGCCGAGTGCGGTCGACACTTTCAAGACAATGCTCGAACGCGCCGGCCTTGCGCTGGTGCTGATCGAGGAGCTGCGGCCCTGACCGTGAACCCATTCCGGCCAGATCGAGCCGGCGAACCTGGAGAGCGCGAGACATGAACGAGAGGATCAAGATGACGGATGAGACGCCGCTGCTGACGAAGGCGGATCCGAATTCACCGGCGCTGAAGGTCGAAGGCCTCGGCGCGGTGCTGATCAAGGCCGGCACGGCGTTCGCCGGCATGAGCTTCGATGCTGACACCGCGGTGCGCATCGATGGCCTCGAGCCCGGTACCGACTATTTGGTGCAGATCGAAAGCGGCGCGCCCGTCGCCGTGAAGCATGCTGATGGCGGCGGCGCCCCCTGTCTCGGCGGCTTTCACTTCGCCCCCGGGGGGAATGCCGAGGCGCGCGGCGGCGGCGACAGCGTGCCGGCGATCAATCCGTTTTCGCTGTGGGACCGCGATTACCGCCCCGCCTGCGCGGATCCGCGCGGCATGGCGCTGGTTGAGATGCCGGGCCGCAAGTTCTGGTGTGACATCTATCTCACGGGCGTCGACTGCAGCCGCAACGGCACCAGCGCTTTCGGCGTCACCATTGCCGATGGCGATGACTGTCCACGCGATTCGGATGGCGAGCGATATCGCCGGTTCGACTATTCGACCGCGGCCGCGGTAATGGCTGTTCATGGCAAGGGTCTCCTCAGCGTCGAGGAATTCTTCGCCGCAGCGTTCGGCGTGACCGAAAAAACAGCCCTCGATCGCGATCCCAAGACAACCGGCCTCGACGCGCCGCGCACCTCGCGCTTCGGCATCATGCAGGCGACCGGCAACATGTGGATCTGGGGGCACGACGGCGATCCCGACATGCCGCGCGCTTCGATGTTCGGCGGGTCCTGGCTCAGCGGCGGCCACGCGGGCTCGCGCTACGCGGTCGTCGCCTACTACTGGCCGGGGAGCTCGAACGACAGCCTCGGCGCTCGCGGCCGCAGTGACCACCTGCAGCTTGGCTAGCCGGCGCGACAGCGCCGGCCTGTGACCGCACGCAACCATGATCGTCAGGGACGACAACACATCAATCGACGCCCTGGCGATCGTCGAGAAATACGAGGCCTTCGTGAACTATCTCTACCCGATCCTGCAGAACGCACCTCGCAAGCATGGCGTCATCCGTGACGTCGTGCTGGCGGCGCTGTTCTCGCCGATCGGCGGCCTCTATCACGCTGCGAAGTCGAAGCAGGTGTCGCGGCTTCATGCCGTCGATGCCGAGTTCGCGACATTGCGGTCTCATCTGCGCTTCCTCAGCCAGGGCCACATCAAGATCCTGACCCCGAAACAGCATGTCGCAGCTCTAGCGATGCTGTCGGAGCCCGGAAAGATGCTCGGCACCTGGCTGCGGAAGCTGAAGGAATCGGACGTGCGTGCACGTCCGGTGGGGCAGGCGGGGAAATGATGCAGCCGCGCGCTTCGATGTTCGGCGGGTCCTGGCTCAACGACGGCAACGCGGGCTCGCGCTACGCGAACGTCGCCTACAACTGGCCGGAGAACTCGAACGACAACATCGGCGCTCGCGGCCGCAGTGACGATCGGCTCAGTGCTTGGGAGCGGTCACGGCCGTCCCGGCAGGCCCGGCGCGCCTTGACTTCGCGGTCGAGGTCGCTGTCGGCATTTTCGGCGGCGCCGAAAAGCCTGTGGTCAGCCCGCGTGTCCCGCTTCGGCGAACACATTTCGCGGTCCGGCAGAACGGGGCGTAGGGAGTTTTGCTCCTCGAGACCCGCGGCCGGTTTTTTAATCTGGAATGGGTCGCAAATGACCAGGCGCTACCGCAACCTGATCGGCCGGATCGTATCGGTCAGCAACATGGAGGCAGCGCTACGTCTGACCGCCGCCGGCAAGCGCCTGACCGGAGGCTATCTCGAGTTCAAGGAATTCTCCGCGCTCAATCTCGCCGACCTCGCGCGCGAGATGGCGGATGGGTCCTATGTTGCAGGCACCCCGCACGAATTCCACATCTTCGATCCGAAGAAGCGGCTGATCTCGGCGCTGCCGTTCCGCGATCGCATCGCGCAGCAGGCGCTATGCCTCGTGATCGGGCCGATCTTCGACCGTGCGTTGCTGCCCCGCGCCTACGCCTGTCGGCCCGGCAAGGGCACCCACGCCGGCGTCATGCAGCTGCAGTCCGATCTGCGGCGCGAGGGTCGGGCGAACCCGCGGCTCTATTTCCTGAAGACGGACTTCTCCGCCTATTTCGCCTCGATCGAGCGGCCGGTGCTGTGGCGGCTGATCGAGGCCAAGATCTCGTGTCGCGCCACATTGGGCCTGATTGAGGCAATGGTGCCACGAACCGGCATCGGCCTGCCGATCGGCAGCCTGACCTCGCAGATCTTCGCCAACCTCTATACCGGCGCCACGCTCGACCGGCACCTGCAGCAGACGCTCCGCGAGCGGCTCTGGTACCGCTATATGGACGACCTCGTGGTGCTCGGCACCAGCTCCGAGCACCTCTCGGCCGTCAAGGCATCGATCGAGGCGTTCTCGCGCGACGAGCTCGGCCTGCGGTTCTCGAAATGGCAGATCGCACCAGCCGCACGCGGCATCAACTTCCTCGGCTACCGGATCTGGGCGAGTCACAAGCTGCTGCGCCGCGACAGCGTCATCCGCGCCCGCCGCAAGATCGCGGCCTATCGCGCCGCCGGCGAGCATGAGCGGCTGCGCCGGTTTCTCGCCGCCTGGCTCGGACACGCGCGCTGGGCAGATAGCTCCAACCTGATCCGCAGTCTTGGAATTCAACAGAACGGCCCGGAGGGACGGTGCTGATGGCACATTATTCCGCAGAACAGGTCGACGCCGCCGTCGAGAGCATGATGGTGCTGATCCGCGAGGGGCTGAAGCAAGATCCGTCGCGCGATGTCTCCGCGCGTCTGTTCGAGGCGATCCTTCCTCATCTCATGCGCGCCCAGATCACTGAGATCAATCGCGGCACGTCCGAATCCCGCATCGCCAAGGCGGTTGGCGAAGTCTTTGGCTACTGGGTGCTGCACCTGACCGTGAACGGCTCGCCGAGCCACCATGAAGAGATCATCATGGAGTTTGCGAGCCTCATCGCGAACGAGGCCCTGAAGCGCATCGGAACACGCGTTCGACATACGATCAATTCGGAACGGGGAGGACATGCCTGATGGCCGGCAAATCCCCGATCGAATGGACCGAGCAGACCTGGAATCCCATCGTCGGCTGCTCGATCGTCTCGCCCGGCTGCACCAACTGCTACGCCATGGCGATGGCTTCGCGGATAGAGGCCATGAACGCCGAGGCCCGCGAGTCCGACCAGGCGCAGGGCAAGCGCCGGCGCGCGGCATCCCAATATGACGGCACCACCCGAAAGGTGAACGGCAATCCGGTCTGGACCGGCAAGGTCGCGCCGGCGCCGGAGAGCGTTCTGCTCGCGCCGCTGCAGCGTAAGAAGCCGACCACCTATTTCGTCAATTCGATGGGTGATCTATTCCACGAGGACGTGCCCGACGAGTGGATCGATCGGGTATTCGCGGTGATGGCGCTGGCGCCGCAACACACGTTCCAGGTCCTGACCAAACGCGCGAAACGGATGCGGGAATATCTGTCGAATGCCCGGGCCCGGATCGTGCGTCGATCGGGCGAGGGCAATCCGAACGTCACGGTCAGTACGGAGAAAACGTACCGATCGTCGACGAAGATCGGCGGCGATTGGGCGTGGCCTCTCCCAAACGTCTGGCTCGGCGTCTCGACCGAGCGTCAGCAGGAAGCGGATGAACGGATTCCGGAGCTGCTCGCCACGCCGGCGGCGATCCGCTTCATCTCGGCCGAGCCGTTGCTTGGGCCGATCGACCTGACCAACCACTGTAACGGTCATTACTTCTTCGACAGCCTGCGCGGCGCGCGCTGGCATGACAATCCCGACGGCCCGAATCCTCAGCAGAAATACGCACCGGGTCTCGACTGGGTCATCGTCGGCGGGGAGTCTGGCCCCGCTGCCCGCCCGATGCACCCGGACTGGGCACGTTCGCTGCGCGACCAATGCGCGGCAGCGAACGTGCCGTTCTTCTTCAAGCAGTGGGGCGCATACAGACCATTGACCGAGATCGAGAAGGTCACCGCCTGCGGCGCAACGATTTTCTATCCCGAGCCAACATCACGGAATGGACCGCAGGGCGGCGTCTACATGCTGCAGGTCCCGAAGAAGCTCGCCGGTCGTGAGCTCGACGGCGTCGAGCACAATGGCTTCCCGACGAGGGAGGGGGCATGAAGCACCTTCGTTGCATTGGCGGCCCGCGCCACGGCTCGGTGATCGCGCTGTCTGCGCATCAGACCATCGTCGATCTGATCGACCCGAAAGCGCCGTCAGAGCGTACCCGTTACTTCGAGCATGCCGTCCAGGCGGGCGGAGACGTTTACTTCCTCGCTCCGGCAAATATGGCAACCGTTGAGGCTCTTCGGATTGCGCTCGGTCCAGTTGGAGAACCTCCGGTCGACCTTAACGCCGAGATCGAGCGCCTTTCCGCGGCGCTGGCCGAAATGGAAGCCGACCTGAACCGGCCGGAGACGGCCGACTTCATGCGCGGCGTCCCTCTCGAAGCCAATCACCAGCGCAAGCGCTGGGGCGCCGAGCACGACGAAGGCAAAAGCCCGCTCGATTGGTTCTGGCTGATCGGATACCTCGCGCAGAAGGCGGCGTCGTCAGCAGTTGCCGGCGACCTCGAGAAGGCCAAGCACCACACCATCAGCACGGCTGCGGCGCTCGCCAACTGGCACCTGCAGCTTAGCGGCGCGGACACGTCGATGCGGCCGGGCATTGCAGATCCGGAGACGGCAGCATGACGCTCCGACCGATCAAGCCCTTGTCCTTTCCGGACCTGTCGCCGGCAGTGCAGTTCGGCGCCAGGCCGATGCCGAAATGGGTCGCACCAACCAGCCTGATGGTCGACGGCACCTATCAGCGCGACCTCTCGGAGCGGTCGGTCCGCCTGATCCGGCAGACCTACGCGACGTTCCGCTGGAATCGCTACAAGCCACCGATCGTCGTGCAGACTGGCCCCGCAACGCTGCACGTGATCGACGGCCAGCATACCGCCATCGTTGCCGCCAGCCTGCGCATTCCGGAGATCCTGATCTTGGTGGTCGATGCCGGCACGCTCGATGAGCGGGCCCGGGCCTTTGTGGGCCATAATACCGATCGCATCATGGTGTCGTCGTTCGACATCTACAAGGCGCTCCTGGCCTCGGGCGATCCCGACGCGAAGGATGTCGACAACGTCTGCCACCGGGCCGGCGTGCGAATCCGGATGATCTCGCCGTCCTCGGCGATCGCTGAGGGCGACACGGCCGCAGTCGGCATCATCCGCTCCCTGGTCAAGCGCCGTGGCGTCGTGGCCGCCCGCAAGGTGCTGCAGGTTTTGGTCAAGGCCAAGCGGGCGCCGATTACCCGCGATGAGATCCTCGCGTCGGACAAGATCATTTGCGAGCTGCGCACCGATATTGATCTCGAGGAGCTCACCGCGGCGATCCGGATCGAGGGCGCCGAGGGGCTGAACAAGGCTCATGCCAAGGCCAAGGAAAACCGCACCCGGATCTGGGCCGAGTTGTCCGGCCGCTGGCTGCGGCGCATCGATCGGAGCGCCGTCGGATGACATTGCGCGACGACTACGTCAGCTCGCTTGAGCAGGAAAACGACGCGTTGCGCGCGCGAATCCGCGACCTCGAGGAGCAGCTCGGCTTCACCTTCGAGTGCCCGCCGCAGTTCGGCCTGACCGCGCATGAGGCGAAGATCTTCGGCCTTCTCATGAAGAAGCCGCTGGTGACGAAGGAATTTGCAATCTCCGCGCTCTATTTCCACAAGCAGGATGAGGCCGAGATCAAGATCGTCGACGTCTTCATCTGCAAGGCCCGGAAAAAGCTCAAGCCGTTTAACATCGAAATCGAAACCGTCTGGGGGCAGGGATATCGGCTGACGGCCGCGAGCCGCGCGATTGCCGAGCAGCTGCTCGCCGAGGCAAACGGCATGCTGCGTAACTTGGAGGGCGCGGCATGACGCTGCTCGCCGCCTACGACCGCGCTCGCGTCGCCCTGGCCGAGGCCACCCGCGTCGACCAGGTGCTGGCCGTCCGCGACGAGCTCGCGCACGTCAAACTCTACGCCAAGCAGATCCAGGACCGCGCTCTTTTGGCGGATGCGACCGTGATCCAGATGCGCTCCGAGCGCCGGCTTGGCGTTCTGCTGGCTGCAGCCAAGGAAGCCGGCCAGATCGCGGAAGGCCGCCGAGCGAACGGCGTGAGCCGCAATGCCAAGGGGGGGGATGCTGATGACGATCGCGTCACGCTGAAGGAGATCGGCGTCGACAAGAAGCTGTCGACCAAGGCCCAGAAGGCCGCAGCGTTGGACGATGACGCGTTCGAGCAGCTCGCGGAAACTGCCCGCGAGAAGATCAGAAGCGGCGGCGCCATCCTGGTCGATCCGATCACCTCGGCCGCGAAGGAGGCGGAGCTCGCCGGCCGGCGCCAGGCGCATGCCGAACGGACGAAGGACGGCGGCTCGATCGCGGATCTCGGCAGGATGGTCGCCGAGGGCCGCAAGTTCGGCTCGATCGGCTCCGACCCGCAGTGGAAATTCCTGACCCGCTCGGCTGCCGGCGAGGGCCGTAGCGCCAACATCCACTACAAGACCGAAGAGGTCACCAAGATCAAGGATCTTCCGGTCGGTCAGCTGCTCGCCGACGACGGCGCCTTCTACATGTGGATGGTCGACTGGTGCCCGCAGGATGCGCTCGATCTCTTGACGCATTGGGGCCTGAAGCACGTCACCACCGCGTTCACCTGGATCAAGACCAACGGCGACGACGCGGATCTCGACATCTGGGACAAGTCCACCTGGCACATGGGCCAGGGCTACTGGACCCGCGCCAATCCCGAGCAGTGCTGGCTTGCCACCAAGGGCAATCCGAAGAGGCTCTTCGCCGACGTGCGCCAGCTGATCGTGGCGCCAGTGATGGAGCATTCCCGCAAACCCGATGAATGGCTCGACCGGATCGAGCGGCTGACCGGCGGCGATTACCTCGAGCTGCAGGCGCGGCGCACGCGGCCGGGCTGGGTGAGCTGGGGTGATGAACTGGAATTCACAGGGAGGGCAGCATGAGTGATCTGGTCGAACGGTTATGCCGCAGCCTCGCATTCCACGTCGTGGAGTCCGAGCTAACGCTTCAACACGCTGAAGGTGATCTCACCGACTGGCGCAATGAATGCACATCGGCGCGCGCGCTGATCGCTGAGGCAGGTTTCGACATTGACGTGCTCTACCCGGTTCTCGATCGACCGACCGCGGGAGAGCCGCAATGAAAAAGGGCGTCATCGCGCGGCCATGGACCGACGCCGAACATCGGCGCATGCTCAAGATGAAGGCCGAGGGCCACAAATGGCCGGCGATCGGCGCTGCGCTCGGCCGCACCGACGTTGCCTGCGCGGCACGGTACCGCGAGCACGCCAGCGACGGCGGGATCTCGCGCAATGTCCGGAGAGCCCAGAGCGAGGCGTTCCAGGCGCGGCAGGCGATCTATGATCTGCCGCCCCGCTCGCTGACCGCTGAATTCTTCGGCGATCCGCTGCCCGGCCGCAGCGCGCTCGATCGGCGCGCAATGCACAGCCAAAAGGTTCATGCGATCTCACTCGCGGAGCACGCATGATCTCCGTCATCGCGATCATCTGCAAGCTCGCCGCGCCCGCGGACTGTCACGGCGAGCTCGTCACCACATCCGACATGGCATCGGTCTCGCTGCAATCGTGCCTGATGGGCGCGCCGCAGCTTGCCGAGTGGATGCAGGCCCGGCCGGGATATCGCCTGCAGGGCTGGCGTTGCGTCGTCGGTGGTCGGGGGCGTGAGGCATGACCCAGCTCCCGACAATCGCTCTCTCCGTTCGCCAGCCATGGGCCTGGGCGATCATTCACGCCGGCAAGAACATCGAGAATCGCGGCCACGTCGCGATCACCAAAGGCGGAATGTCGCGCCGGCGCATCGCGATCCACGCCTCGAAGGGGATGACCCGCGACGAATACGTCCACGCCTATGACTTCATGCGCTCGATCAACGTCGCCTGCCCGCCGGCCGGCGCCCTGATCCGCGGCGCGATCATCGGCAGCGTCGAGGTGGTCGATATCGTCACCCGCAGCAGCTCGCCCTGGTTCTTCGGGCCGCGCGGCCTGGTGCTGCGCGATCCCATTGCGTGCGAGCCCGTGCCGGCATCGGGCGCACTGGGCTATTTCATGTGGAAGCAGGGCGGCGCGATCGAGCCAACGCTGAAGTGGATGAGGCCGAAGTCGGACGCGGCGCCTGATCCAGTCGTGGAGCAGGCGACGTCCGATCTGTTTCAGCAGCTGAGCAATCGGCCCGGATCGGAGGATGAGCGATGAGCGCCGATCCGGATGGCTTCTTCCACGCCCACTCGATCGAGATCGGCCTTTGCCCGAACCCCGATTGCGACGCTATCCACGTTCACCTGCTCGATAAGGACGGTGAGCCGCGCGCGCAGATGGCGCTGAGCTGCGAGAACATCGAGCCGATCGTCGCCGATCTCCGCCAGTTGCGCGACGAACTCATGGCCGGTGCAAAGGCGAAGAAGCAATGATGATCCGCCGCCGCCCCGCCAAACGTCGCCAGCTCGAGACGATCGCGATCGAGCATGAGAACCAGCGCTACAAGGTCGGCCTCGGCCGCCCGACGCTCTGTGATGGCAGTTGCGGCGCCGAGCCTCGCCTCGGCGCGATCATGGAAGTGTTCCTGAACGGCCAGAAGGCCAACTCCCAGCTCGACGTGCTGGCCTCCGACGGCGCCATCCTGATGTCGATGCTGATCCAGTACGGATGCCCGCCGGCGGACATCTTCCACGCCATGAAGCGCAACCCGGACGGCTCGGCGGCATCGCCGCTCGGGCGGGCTGCGGCGTACCTGGTCGAAGGCGAGCGATGATGGAGGATAAGACGATGGGGTTTACACCAACCTTCAATCCTGGTCCCTGTCCAGTGTGCAGCACTCCAGGCGGCGCCTTCATGGGTCGCACTGCATGGTCGTTTGGCGGCCTGGCTTGCAGCGACGCGTGTGGCGAGGCCGCCAGCGCTGCCATTGATCGTGTGCGGCAATCAACCGCCTATCAGGACGCGCTTCGCCAGAAGCAGATCGCTGACAGCGCGATGTCTGAGATGATGCGCGAGGCCGTAAAGGGTGCGCACAAAGCTTCGCGAGATCGGCTGGCGCCATGACCGGCATCGAGCGCCAGATCCTGCTCAACCAGATCGCGATCCTCGAGACGCTGATCCCGCTCGCCAAGAGCGGTGCCGATTCCACCCGTGAGCTGCTCCGCCAGCGCTACCGCGAGACGGCACAGCTCGTCCGCGAGCAAACGAAAGGCTGAACTATGCCTGATCTTGAATGGTACCCGGAAGAATTTGTCGACGAAGTCTGCCCGCCATCGAAGCCTCGGCCGGAGGGCTTCTTCTTCTTTGACGGCGAGCGCTGGCAGCTTGGTTATGGTCCGCAGGTCGACGACCAGGTGATGGAGGAAGATCGCGAAGTCTTCAACCGCGTAGTGGAGATCGGCGCCGTCGTCAATTTCATCAGTTGCGAGCGACTGCCGAGCGCGGAGGTGATCCTCAAGCGGAGCGGCGAGTACGAGCTGGTGAGCGGCGAGATTCCGCACCAGCACAATGTCGTCATCGTCGACCATGACAGCGACACACTGCACGAAACGCTGACCGACCTGCTAACGGCGATCAAGGAAGATACGGATCCGTTCGGCGTTCGCTCGCTGATCTTCGCGGACGGCGACGACACTGCGCGAGTCACCCTGAACTTTGCCGACTGGTCCGATCCCGTTCCTCTCATCTTCGAGCTGAAGGACGGCAAGCCGGTCGTTTCACAAGTGCCGGAACAGAAGAACTAGGAGGCTTCTCCAATGGACCTGCAGATCCCGCTCAACAAGCTCAAGTTCGGCCATGAAGACGGCGAGGGCATCAATGCCCGCATTGCCGGCCGTGACGCGCGCATCGCCGAGCTCGCCGCCAACCTGCACGCGCAGGGTCAGATCGAGAACCTGATCGTGAAGGACGCCGGCGACGGCTTCTATTCGGTCGCCAATGGCAACCGGCGCCTCGCCGCGTTCCGGATGATCTGGGGCAAAGACAGCGAGCAGCTCGTGAACTGCACCCTGCACAATGTCGACGGCGCCAAGGCCTTCGAATTCTCGCTCGTCACCGCCATCACGGCCGAGCAGCTCCATCCGGTCGACCAGTACGAGGCCTTCGCCAAGCTCGAGGCCCGTGGAAAGACGAACGACGAGATCGCCCAGCAGTACGGCATGGGCGAAAAGCAGGTGAAGCAGGCTTTGGCGCTCGGCCGGCTGTCGCCTGTGATCCGCGATGCCTGGCGAGCGGGCGAGATCAAGGCGGAGGTTGCGCAGGCTTTCACTCTCGCGGCCGACCACAAGAGCCAGGATCGCCTCTACAAGAAACTGTCTAAGGAAAATGATCTCGATCGACACCACATCCGCGCTGAGCTTGGCGTCAAAGGACATGAGGACGTCGGCTCGCTGGTCAACTTCGTCGGCATTGAGGCTTACCGGCTGCGCGGCGGTGCCGTCACCGAGGACTTATTTAAAGAACAGCATATCGTTTCCGACGACGTGCTGCTCAAGGCCATGGTCGGCGAGCGGCTGGCGAAGGAATGCGACCGGCTGGTCGTCGAGCAGGGCTGGCAGTGGGCCGCGGTCGAGGAGGATCTACCGAAGTCCTGGCGCAGCTGGCCGACCACGCGCGTCGACGTGTCGAAATTCTTCACCGAGCAGGAGGCGGCCGAGGCGAAGCGGTTGCACAAGCTCGAGGAAGACCTCGAAAACGAGCCGGGTTACGATTGGGACGCGATTCAGCGCGTCAGTTCCGAGCTCGGCCGGCTTGAGGCCGCCGTGCTGCCCCGGGCGTTCACCGACAAGCAGAAAGCCAAGCTCGGTTGCATGGTCGCGGTCGATGACGACGGCGGGCTCGAGATCCAGTACGGCATCAGCCGGCCGCCGGCCACGACGAAGTCGGAGGCCGCGGCTCGTCCGCCGACCGCCGGCGAGTCGCCGGAGATCAAGGCGTCGAGCAAGTCGGGTAAGCCGGCTGAGCCGGATTTGTCGCAGGCCCTGATTCAGAGACTCTCGACCCAGTTGACGTCGGCGGCACATACTGCGCTCAACCAAGATCAGGATCTCGCGATCTCGGTGCTGCTGGCCGGCCTTGCGTCGAGCGCGCCCGACGGCATCCGCGTGAACGTCACCGGCATGGGCGCTGGCAAGCTTGATCTGCTCGGCGCGCGGAAGTTCGCAGACGCGCTCGAGCTCGCCCGCGCGCTGAAGCCGGCGGAGCGGATCGGCCTGCTGGTGCTTGTTGCCGGCGCGGCGCTCGATTTCCAGCGCTACTCCAGCAACGACGACAATTTGCTGAAGGGCAATCCCGGCCTGATCTGCGAAGCCATCAAGCCGGACGCGATGAACGCCGCCCTGCGCGGCGCGTTTGACGCAAAGGATTACTTCAACAGCGTGCCGAAGGCGTTGTGTCTCGCTGCGATCAAGGAAGCGATCGGCGCCGACATCGCCCGACAGCAGGAAAAGAAGAAGGGGCCGGAGATCGCGGCATTCGCGCTCGCCAACGTTCCGTCGACCGGCTGGCTGCCGCCGCAGCTGCGGATCAAGGGCTATGACGGGCCGCCGGCGAAGCCCAAGGCCGCGGCGGCGGCGAAACCGCAGATAACCGCGGCTGCCGTCCGCAAGGCCAAGGCCGAGCGTGAGACCAAACGCGCTGCCAACGCACAGAAACGCGTCGCCAAGGCGGCTGCGAAGAGAGCCCCGAAGAAGAAGCGTTGAACGGCTTGTGCAGCCAATCTCGGAACGGAGCAATATCGATGAAGAAGGTTGCGAAGAAGCGGATCGTCGAAAAGCGCGTAGCGCAGACCTGTGCTGAGGCGACCAATCGGCGGTCCAAGTTCAAGCTTGGCGATGTGGTGATGCTCGTCACCGGCAGCTTCCCCATGGTGGTCAGCGGCATTGAAAAGGGTTCGATGATCCGCCTGGTCTGGTGCAATGAGGGCCGATCTTGGCTCGAACATTACTCCGGCGTGGTGGCCTTCGAGCCGCTCAGCCTCGGCCGCGAGGCGGTGATGCTCGGCCGCGTCCAGGTCGGTGAGATCATGCCGGCCGAGGGCGAGCACGCCAAGGCCTGTTTCCGCCTCAGATTGCCCGACGCCAGCGCGACCGCCGCCTGGTGGCCGGTGGCCGATATCGCCGAAGCGCGGCGGCTGGCCGCGATCAAGATCAATGACTGGATGAACGCAGCCGGCGTCGTGCCGGCGGGGAGATTGTCATGAGCGGAGCATGCACCCATTGCAGGTTCTTTGAGGTGAAAGACAGCACGTGCCGGCTCAATCCGCCGGTACGGCTTCCCCGTCGGTTCGATGCTTCAGCTTCTGCTGGCAGCCGGGTTCGCGAGGAAACACTGATCTGGGGATGGGCTGTAGTCGACAAGAATGGTTGGTGTGGCCAGTGGCGAAGTGGACGTCGATCGGTTGATGAGCCAGGCGCTAACGGCGCCGGTTGCATCAAGCCGGATACTGACCGGCAGGTGTTCTTCTACGAGCAGGACTTCTATTTACTGTCCAATTTCTCGGCCTTTAAGCTGCGCTGGAAAGGGCTCGACTTCGACACGTCGGAAGCGGCCTATCACTGGGAGAAGTTTCCAGGCGATGACGATGTCGATGGCGTAATCACGCGCTGGGACCTTCGTGAGAGTATCAGGTGGGCGCGCTCGGCACACGAAGCATTCAAGACGGCAGAGAGCTACAAGAGCGCGCGGCGCCCCGACTGGGATGCCATCAAGGTCGATATCATGCGCGACATTCTCCGCGCGAAGGCGGCGCAGCACGAATACGTTCGCCGCAAGCTGCTCGCCACTGGCGAGCGCGAGCTGATCGAGGATAGCTGGCGCGACGACTTCTGGGGCTGGGGCCCAAACCGCGATGGGCAAAACATGCTCGGCAAGCTGTGGATGCAGATCCGTGGCGAACTGCGCGATCAGCCTGGAGGGGCATCATGACCGCGCCCGAACGCATTCAGCTCTCACGCGCCGCCGGCTGGCGGATGCCTGTAAACACCGTCAAGGTCGATCGGACGACGCCGTTCGGCAACCCGTACCGGATCGGCGAGCCGCTCGATGCGAAGATCGCTCGCCGTTGGGGCTGGGAGATATCGCCTGCCGGCAAGAAGCTGGTCTGCGAAGATGCCACCGAAGCCGTGAAGCGCTTCAAGCATGCATTGCAGTGGGATGAGGCCATCCACGACTACGTCCGCGACAAGCTGAAGGGAAAGAACCTGGCGTGCTGGTGCGCGCTTGGTGAGCCCTGTCACGCCGACGTGCTGCTCTGGCTCGCCAATGCTGGTCCTGCGGAGCTCCGCGCGATCAACGATGAGTTCGACCGCCGCCTGATGGAGCGGATCCAATGGGTTTCGGAGGTCGGCCGATGAACATCATTCGACTCGAGCCGCATTCAATGGCGATCTTCTACAAGATCGATGCCGACCCGGGCTTCGCGATCAAGCTCTGCAGCGACGCCACACTATTCGACGCGGTCAACCGCTCGATATTCATCGGCGAGCCAGAGCCCGATCAGCGCGAAGAGGTGCAGGCTGCCGTCGATGAGCTGCGCGCCAGCGGCGAGGTCACCTTCGAAGACGGATGGATCAGCCTGCGCGTAGGCATGGCCGAGGTCACCGCGTTTCTGATGGAGCAGATCGGCGAGATCAAGCTCGAAGAGCATTGGGCCGACAAGCAGCGCTTCGAGGAGCTGAAGAAGCGCGAGGAGGCTGAGGGCCGTTATGAGCTGCTGCGCCAGGCCCTGGTCGATGCGCTCGGCGACAAGGTGGCCGGTATCGCCGGGAAGGCCAACGCAGCATGACGGACCAGCGCGAGCTTCCGACGCAGATCATTTTGGATCTGACTCGCGAGCTGAATGCCCGCGTGCACGACCAGATCATGATGAAGATCGCCATCGTCGATCACAAGAAGGACAAGTTCCGCGTCTCGCTAGGCGCGCTCTCGGCGGCACTCGGCTCGATCAGCGGAATATTCGCGGCGGCATATGGCCTTCCGAAGTCCGACGATATGGGCCGCGAGCTCGCAATCGCGATCCTCGAACTCGGCGCCAAAGCCAGAACGATGACTGAGGCTGAGTGGAGCGACTTTGCCGCCGCGCGTCGCAAGAAAGGTCAGGGCAAGGCCTCATGAATCCTCCCGGCAAAACCACGCTGGCCCGCATGCAGCACACCGCCCAGCTCGAGGCCGGGCGGATCGAGATCGTCCAGGACTACTGGGTGAGGGAAGGCCGCATTGCTGAGCCGGCGCCTGACCAGGTCGCGCGCCGCGACGACTTTGCCGGCATCGTCCGCCTAATCGACCTGATCCAGAGCGACCAGGTGATCCTCGATCGGCTGGAGAAGCGAGCGGCCGCGAAGGCCGCGGCGCCAACTTGCGAAATTTCGCAGGTTGACGGTCCGGCGCCCGACATGGAAATCGAGGGCGGCGACGAATGAACCGCCTGACCGCCGACGAGCTCGAGGACATCAAGCAGCGCAATCCGATCTCGGACGTCGCGGCCGGCTACACGAAGCTGCGGCGCAGCGGCGGTAAGCTGCTTGGCCCGTGCCCGGTTTGCGGCGGCAGGGTCTCGTCCGGCCGCTTCGAGGTGTTTGAAAAGGATCAGAGCTGGGCCTGCTACGCCTTCTGCAGCACCGGTGGCGACGTCATCAGTCTCGTTCAGCACGTCGAGAGCTGTGACTTCCGCGTGGCGATCGAGCGCCTCGGCGGCCGCGTCGAGATCGACGCCGCCCGCCAGCGCGAAATCTTCGAAGAGCGTGAGCGCAAGCGCCTGGCCCAAGAGAAAAACTCGGCCGACTACCGCGAGGCCGAGCGCAAGCGTCTATTTCGCGCATGGAAGGGCGCGGTGCCGATCCACGGCACGGTCGCAGCAGCCTATCTCGAGGGCCGTGGCCTGGTGCTGCCCGATCGGTGCCCCGGCCTCAGGTTTCTGCCTTCCCGGGCATACTTCCACGGCGATGAGATCGACGAGCGCGGAAAGAAGATGCCTCGCGAGATCCACAAAGGTCCAGCGATGCTCGGTGCGTTCATCCGGCCGGACGGCAAGTTCGGCGGCCTGCACATGACCTGGCTTACGTCGTTAGGTGACGTAGTGACCAAGGCCGAGATCGTTGATCCCGATTCCGGCGAGATCCTACCGGCCAAGAAAATGCGCGGCTCGAAGACCGGCGCCTATATCGCGATCGTGCTGCTCGAGGAGCCGCGGCGCCTGGTGATCGGCGAGGGAATCGAGACCGTGCTGTCGGTCTACACCGCCATGCACCAGGCCGGCCGCGATCTCGACGACATGGCGTTCTGGGCCGCTGGCGATCTCGGCAATCTCGCCGGCCGCGCCAACAAGACGATCGCGCACCCGACCTTGAAGCGGCCGAACGGCCAGCCGCAGCGTGTGCCGGACCGCTTCCCAGATCCGGATGATCCGGGCCTCAAGATCCCCGACAGCGTCGAGGAACTGGTCCTGCTCGGTGATGGCGACAGCGAGCCATTCCTGACCGAATGCGCCATGGAGCGCGCCGCGCGGCGATATGGCCGGGAAGGGCGATCGATCCGGATTGCGTTCGCGCCGGCGGGCCTGGATTTCAACGACGTGCTGAGGGCGGCGTGAATCAGCGTATCGAGCAGCTCTCCGATGACATAACGCTTTATCTCGGTGACTGCCGGGAGATGCTGCCGGTACTTCGCAAAGCGAATGCCGTGGTGACGGACCCGCCGTATGGCATGAATTGGGACACGGACAGCACCCGATATAGCGGCGGTCGGCGCGGCCACCGCACGCGGCGCATGGAAGGTCGATCGGATTGGGGATCGGTGGTCGATGACGACAAGCCATTTGATCCAGGGCAGTGGCTTCAATTCGATCAGGTCATCTTGTGGGGCTGTAACCATTTCGCCTCCAAGCTACCCGTCGGCACGACCCTTGTGTGGCTGAAGCGTTTTGACGCTGCATTCGAGAGCTTCCTGTCCGACGCGGAGTTGGCCTGGATGAAGGGCGGTTACGGCGTCTACTGCCGGCGCGATCTGTCAATGAACCATGCGGCCGGAACTGCGAGGGCTCATCCAACGCAGAAGCCGGTCGGCATCATGCAATGGTGTGTCGGCAAGACGGAGGGAACAGTCCTCGATCCCTTCATGGGCTCCGGAACCACCGGCGTAGCAGCGGTCCAGCTGGGTCGCAAATTCATCGGCGTCGAGATCGAGCCCAAATATTTCGACGTCGCGTGCAGACGCATAGCGGATGAGTTGTCGCGGCCGCGCCTGCCAATCCTCGATACGCCTGCACCGGCAGAACAGCGGAAGCTCGATATATGACCATTGAGGCTGTCCTCGAGCTCGTCGACTCCGCCCCCGTCTTCGCCGCGTCAAAGCCCCTGACACTGGAAGAGCGCCGCCAGATCGGCTCGGCCGAGCTCGGCCGGCTGCTCGGCGAGCTGATCGCTGCGCCGGGTCTGGATGCGCTGCAGGCGATCGCCGAGCAGCTCGGCCAGCTGGTGGCAGCCGATGCGATCGTCGAGACGTTCGCCAAGGCCTCGCTCGAGCAGACGACCGCTGGCGCCGGCATGATCGGCGAGCATGGCGCCAAGCCGGTCAAGGCGGCGATCGCCGCGGGCCTCAAGGCTGGCAAGAAACGTCCGCGAGATCTCGGTGCCGCGCGGGCGGTGTCGCCGATCGAGGTGCGACGCGCCGCTTCAGCGGCGCTTGGAGCACCTCACGATGACGGGCGCGCGCCAGTGGCGCGCGACGATGTGACCTCTCCGCCCCCGGAGGAGGCGGTGTTGTCGTCTTCGGCCGCTTCGCTGCCGCCGCCGCCCCCCGCGCCCCCCGATGAGGGCAACGAAGACGCAACCTCCCAAATGGGAGATTGGTCGGAAGCCGCTGCGTCGCTGGGGAGCGGGGGAGGCGACGGGGAGGTGCCGGAGGATGCCGATGCCCGCAATATGCGGCTGGCGTTCTTTCCCCTGACCGATCTCGGCAATGCCGAGCGCTTCCGTGAGCGCCAACGCGGTCGGCTGCTGTTCAATACCGCGCTCGCCACGACGTCGCCTGGCCGCCAGCGCGGCTGGCTCGCATGGGATGCGAAGCGCTGGTCCAGCGAAAGCGGCGCCGAGCGGGTGATGATCGCCGAGCACGACACGGTGCGCGCCATTCAGGATGAGGCCGACTGCGTCGCCGAGAGTGGCGATCGCGATGCTGATGGCGCCGAGCGTGGTGCGCGTGACTTCGTGGTCGAGACCAAAAACGACGTCCCGATCTACTATTCCGACAAGATCGCCCGATGGGGCCGGACGTCGGAGTCGGCGCAGAAGCTCGGCGCGCTGTCGAAGCGCGGCGCGCCTTACCTGTCAGTCGGGATCGGCCAGCTCGATGCCGACAAGATGAAGATCAACGTCAATAACGGCACGTTGACGATCCGTCGGCGCGACGATGCCGATTATGTGCAGTTCGGGCCACACAATCCGAGCGACATGATCACGAAGCTGGCGCCGGTCGATTACGATCCCTCGGCCGCCGCGCCGGAGTTCGAAAAGTTCCTGCTGCGCGTCCAGCCCAATCCGGAGATGAGGCTGTTCCTACAGCAATGGTTCGGCTTGTCACTGACCGGCGATACCTCGGCGCACAAGCTGGCGTTCCTGTACGGCAAGGGCCGCAACGGCAAATCGGTGCTGGTGAATGCCGTCTCGCATGTTGCCGGCGATTATGCGCAGAGCGTTCCGATCGAGACATTCCTCGACCAGGGCAAGGTGCGCGCCGGCGGACAGGCGACGCCGGATCTCGCGAAGCTGCCCGGCATCAGGTTGCTGCGAACATCGGAACCTGAGAAAAACGCCAAGCTGGCGGAAGCGCTGATCAAGCTCGTCACCGGCGGCGAGCCGATGGACGCGCGGCACCTGCAGGGCGACTTCTTCACCTTCTTCCCCGAGTTCAAGCTGACCATTCAGGGCAACTACAAGCCCGTGTTGTCGGGCACCGACGAGGGCATCAAGAGCCGGCTGCTGCTGGTGCCGTTCAGCGTCACCATCCCGAAGGAAGAGCGCGACACCAAGCTGGTCGACAAGCTCAAGGCTGAGGCCAGCGGCATTCTGAACTGGATGCTCGATGGCTTGCGATCGTGGCTCGATAACGGCCTGACAGAGCCGCAAGAGGTCACCGAGGCCACCGCAAAGTACTTCGCGACCTCGGACGTGCTCGGCCGCTTCCTCGAGAGTTGCACGGTCAAAGAGCCCGGCCACCGTGTGCAATCGTCCGTCCTGCATCAGGTCTATGAGGCTTGGTGCAAATCGTCCGGCGAGACGCCGTGGAAGAACCGCGGTTTCTCGCTGGCGATGGATGAGCGTGGCTATGAGCGCAAGCAAAGCGACGTCGTCTGGTGGCTCGACATCAAGCTGATCAAGAGCGTGAACGACTTCGTCGATGCGAACGGCAACCCAATTCGCGTGTCGAGCAGCGATGACGACGACAGAAATGCGGGCGATGTGGAGATCTGATCCTCCCATCCTCCCGAAATGGGAAGAATCGATTCGGCTTTAACGTGTTGGATTTATTGAGGATGGGAGGTTGCGGGTAAAACGGGAGCTTCTTCACGCATACACATGCGCGGGCGTGCGCGCGCGAGGCGGCCAATAGAGAGTGATTTGAAAGCCTCTATATGCGTAGAAAACCTCCCATTCCTCCCAAATCCTCCCAATAGAGAAAGAAACAATGTGACATCAACAACTTGAAAATGACCGGGAGGATGATTGGGAGACCTGAGCAACCTCCCATGCATCCTCCCGTCAGAAACGGTTCTCAATCGGTACCGTTTCTGACGGCAAAAAAGCGGGACGTGTTTGTTACCGCTTTTTCGCAAGTAGACCCCGGGCAGCCATCGTCGGCGGTCCATCCAGCAAATCGAGAGGAAAACGATTATGTTGGAGCGAATGAATGAAGCCGTGGCTGGAGGAACTGTCGCCCGAAGTGCGGGCGGAGTTAGCGAGGCCTGTGCAAACCCATGATCCGCGTGATGCGCAGATCGTGGCGGATCGGTCGCCGAAATGGCATCTCCTCGAGGTGCATGAGCCTGCGCAGCAGGATGTTGCTAAAGAACTGGTCAAGCGACGGTTCGGTATCTTCGTGCCTGAGAAGCGTGAGACGATCGTCAGCCGCGGCCGCAAGGTCGAGCGGCGCCAGTGGTTGTTCCCTGGCTACGTCTTCGTCTTCGTGTGGAGCATCGAGCAACACTGGGATCGGATTGCCCGGATCGTCGGTGTGACCCAGATCGTGTGCTCGCAGCCCGACCTGATGGGGCATCAGGCCAAGACTGTGCCTGGTGCCAAGCCCTGTGCAGTGCTGACAGAACGCTCGGCACTCACGATCGACGACGAGGTGATCGACTACATCAGGGCGATCGAGAACGGCGCGCAGCCCATGCGGAAGCGGAGGACACGCGGCAAGCGAGTACATGACGACGACGTCATCGCGACTTATCCAGCGTCAGCATTCCCTGATCGTCTATGGATGCTTGACTTTGAGCAACGGAATCAGACATTGCGGAAAGCCTTAGGCCTCTCCTAGTACCTGTCGCTCGTCGAAGGTGTGGAACGGAGATGGCGGACCGAAGCGAAACAGCGCTTCATCAATCCCTGAATCTGCCCGCGAATAAGTCAGCCCGGCACGGCAACGTGTCGGGCTTCTGTTTGCATAGGGTGTGCGGCAGCGCCTCGGCGCTGTCGCTGCCCTCCTTGGGCGTTTCCTCCCTAGACTTCGGGCCGCTTGTGGTCCTCCAGGCGCAAGCGGCCCGATCTTTCAGAGATGCGACAGATGGTGCGTATCAGTACGCCCGGCCCGCTGGTGCCAAGGTCAAGCGGCTTCACCGTCAGGCCGGAGCCGAAGACTGTCGACCCGCACTACCTGACTGATGAGCACCGCGCGTGGCGCGAGCAGGTCATCCGCAATGCGAACGGCCGTTGTCAGTGGGTCGAGAACGGCCAGCGCTGCACCAAGGCTGCACCCCGGCATCGGATGTTCGCTGATCACGTGAAGGAGCGCTGCGATGGCGGAGCGCCGTTCGATCCCGCCAACGGTCAGTGCCTATGCGGACGGCATCACTCACTGAAGACGGCGATGGCGCGGAGGAACCGCGCATACCCGGGGGGTGGGTAAATCCCTCCGGCCCCGGGGAGCGGCAACCGCATGGGGACTCAGTCAGGGATTTTTTTTGATCGACCGAGAATTTCGGCCCGGCGGTCAATTCAGTCAATCGGATTATTTTGCTGATGAGTGAGATCTTCGACCTGTTCGGTGACCCGGTCCCGGCCAATTGGGGCCAGCGCGGCCGGCCCGAACATATCGCGACCCAGCAAAACCGGAATCGCGTCAGCATGTTAGTCGCGCTGGGCTGGAGCAACGCGCGGATCGCGGCGGCGATGTTCGTCACGCTGCCGACTCTTCGGAAGCATTATTTTTCCGAACTCAAATATCGCGACGTCGCGCGCGACCGGCTGAACGCCAACCTGGCGACCAAGCTCTGGTCGCTGTTCATGGACGGCAATGTCGGAGCCGCCAGGGAGTTCCGGAAGTTCATGGAAGTGAATGACCGCATGGAGCTCGAGCGCAGCATGGCTACCGCACCGGGCGGCGACAAGCCGTCGGCCGAGCGCGTCGGCAAGAAGCAGCTCGATGCGCGCCGCGCGGCCGACGCCGATGCCGATCTGACCGCTGAGCTCGAGCAGGAAGCGACTTCGCAGAATGCGGTCCACTAAGGATCTTCCGCGCTTCGCCTGCCCGGATTGGTGGGAGAAGATCCAGGCCGGGCAGACGCCGATGGCCACGGTGCCGCTGAACGAGGCGCGTGCCGCAAAGGCGCTGGCGTTCTTCAACCGGTTGCGCCTGCCGGACATCGCCGGCAACCCGCCGCTGGCCGAGGCCTGCGGCGACTGGTTTCGCGACATCCTGTGCGCGTTCCTGGCGAGCGAAGATCCTGCGACAAAGCGGCGGCTCGTCTGGGAGCTGCTCTGCATGGTGCCGAAGAAGAATTCGAAGACGACCTATGTCGCGGCGCTCGGCCTGACCGCCTTGTTCATGGAAGAGACGCCAAACCGCCAGATGTTGATCGTTGCACCCAGCCAGAACATCTCGGAGCGCTGTTTCGCTCAGGCGCAGGGCATGATCCGGATCGACAGCCGGCTGGATGCGATCTTCCAGGTGCAGGATCACCTAAAGTGCATCACGCGTCGGAAGACCGGTACCTCGCTCGACGTCAAGAGCTTCGACACGGCGATTGTGACTGGCGAAATACCGGTACTGACCATCATCGACGAGCTCCATGAGCTCGGTAAGAAGGCGAAGGCCCAGGCGGTGATGCAGCAGATCCGCGGCGGCAGCATCACGACGCAGGGCGGCCAGGTGCTGATGATTACCACACAGTCGGACGAGGAGCCCGCCGGTATCTGGAAGACGGAGCTGAAAAAGGCCCGCGCCATCCGCGACGGGGTCGGCGGCAGCAACCCGATCCTGCTGCCGGTTTTGTACGAGTTCCCGGATGAGCAGCAGCGCGACCAGACGTACTGGCGTAATACGAACAACTGGCCGCTGATCCTGCCGAACATCGGTCGCTCGATCGACAGCGAGCGCCTGATCGAGGATTACGAGAACAACGGCCGCGCCACTCGCGAGGCCGAGACGATCTGGGTCTCGCAGCACCTCAATATCGAGATCGGCGTCGGCCAGAAGAACGATGGCTGGGCCGGTGCCGAGTTCTGGGAGCAGGGCGAGGACGAGAGCATCTCGTTCGAGAGCATTCTCGAGCGCTGCGAGGTCGTCATCTTTTCGCTTGACGGCGGCGGTCTCGACGACCTGTACGGCGGTAACGTGCTCGGCCGCGAAAAGGAAACGCGGGACTGGTTGTCCTGGTCGCACGCCTGGTGTCACACCGGTGTGCTCGATCGCCGGCAGTCGATCGCCTCACGCTTGCGCGACTTCAAGGCCGCCCGCGAGTTGACGATCTACGAGACCGCCGGCGAGGACATCGTGGCCATCATCGAACTGATCTCCGAGATCAAGGATCGCGGTCTGCTCGGCGCCGTCACGGTTGACCCGGCCGGCCTCGGTGAAATGGTCGAGGCACTCGCCGAAATCGACGTCACCGTCGAGAACAAGCTGCTCATGGGCGCGCCGCAGGGCTACGGCATGATGAACGCGATCAAGACGGCCGAGCGCAAGTTGCAAAACGGCACGCTGCGACACGCGAAGTCGGCGCTGATGGATTGGTGCGTTGGCAACGTCAAGATCGAGCCGCTTGCGACCGCGATCCGCGCCACCAAGCAGAACGCCGGCGACGCCAAGATCGACCCATGGGCTGCGCTGATGAACGGCGTGTGGATGATGGCGCGCAATCCCGCTGCCGCTGCCGTCTCGCGCTCCGGCTGGAATACCGATGACATCGACGGCCTGATGGACAAGATCAATGCCGCCGCTGACGCACTAGTGATGGGAGATGCCGACGATGGCAGGCAGATGGTCCAGGGCGTCGGCCGGCCTGTCTAGGGCAATGTCGGCCGCGCTTCGGCGCGCGCCGCATGTCGCCTTCGACATGGTTGGCTTCGCCGGCGCCGGCGCGATCGCCTATGGCGCATGGCTGATCTACGTGCCGGCGGGCTTTCTCGTCGGCGGCACGCTTGCGATGGCAATCTCGATCCTGGTCGGTCGCAAGCTCGGGGCGGCGGCGAAATGAGCCTGTTCGGGTCGATCGAGTTCAAGTCCGCCGGCGGCGGCCTGACCTGGGGCGAGATCAACGACCTCTGGGCGACGGTGCTCGGAGGCGCGTACCAGTCGAAGTCCGGCCCTCCTGTCGGCTGGCGTACGGCGTTGCGGGTGACGGCGTTTCTGGCCTGCACCAGGCGCATCGTCGAGGCGGTCTCGACCGTCCCGACAAAGCTGTTCCTGAAGCCGCAGGGCGGTAGCCGAACCGAGGCGTACGATCATGCCGTCTACGAGCTGCTCGATTCCGAGCCGAACGAGTGGCAGGACCCGCTGCAGTTCAAGGAGACGCTGGCGATCCATTGCGCGGTCACCAACAACGCCTACGCCTTCATCAATCGCGTCCGGGGCAAGATCGTTGAGCTGATTCCGATCATTCCGACCCATGTTCAGCCGAAGTGGAGGCCCGATCGGACGCCGTACTACCTCGTCACGGCACCCGACGGCTCGCAAGCCGAGCTCACTCCGAGCGAGATCCTGCACATTCGCGGACTGTCGTGGGATGGCCTCAAGGGCCTTGATGCGGTGCAGCTGCTGCAGGAGCCGCTCGGGCTCGCCCTGGCGACCGAACAGACCCACGCCATGCTGCATGCGCATGGCGCGCGGCCGAGCGGCATCATCTCCGTCGACAAGAACCTCGACGAAAAGGAGCTGATCCGTCTCGCGGCCTGGGTGAAAAAGCATTACGCGGGGCTCGATAATGTCAGCCGCGTGATGATCCTCGACAATGATGCGAAGTTCACGCCGTTCGACATGAAGGGTGTCGACAGCCAGCACATCGCGTTGCGCAACCACGAGATCGAGAGCATCTGCCACGGTATGGGCGTGCTTCCGATCGTGATCGGGTATCCCGCGGAGATGGCGGCGCGTGCCGCGGCGGAAACGCTGGTTGCGCTGCATCTCGTGCATACCGTGCGCCCCTGGCACCGCCGCTTTGAGCAGGCCTTCAATCGCCAGCTCCTGTCGCGGGCGGAGCGCAAGGAGGGCTACTACACGAAGTTCATGGATGGCGAATTTCTGCGCGCCACTGCGAAAGACCGCGCGGCGTACAACAAGGATGCGTTGGGCGGCGGTGCTTCACCCGGATGGGCGATGGTCGATGAAGTCCGTGGCTGGGATGAGTTGCCCGAACTGCCGAACGGTGCCGGCAAGCACATCTACGCGCCGCTGAACGCCGGCCCGATCGGCGACGACGGCGTGCCGAAGTCGGCGCTCGGCGCAGCAGCACCAGTGCCGCCGAAGAGTTGAGGGAGATCTGCATGCTTATCGGCTGCATCGAGGGCGCCACACGCGTGATCGGCAAAAGCCAGGGCTATCGTGGGCTGCCCTTGCGCGACGAGGTGGTCAACTGCACCGTCAACGGCGAGGGCACGCCCGCGATGTCGACCGCGTGGCTGCCGACGCCGGAAGAGCTCGCCGCGCTGAACGCCGGCGCCGCGGTCCATGTCAGGATTCTCGGCACCCAACACCCGCCGATCGCGGTCAGCGTCGGCACCGCCCCGGAGACGAACTGATGGCCGACCTCAATCTTACCGGTGAAAGCTACGCGCATTCGCTGATCGCGGCCGGCAGCGTCGACAAGACCTCGCCCTGGTCGTTCGAGGCCGCCGACGGCAATGCGCTGCTCGGCAAGGGTGGTGATGACTGGGACAACTACTCGAAGCATCACCTCGGGCTCGATCGCTCAGCGAGCGACAAGACCAAGGCGCGCTTCAAATATCCGTTCGCCAAGGGCGGCAAGCTCTACCGTTCGGCTCTGATCGCGATCAAGCAGCGTGCCGCACAGCAGAACGACGCCGCGGTCGAAAAGGCCGCCTCTGCGTTGCTCGATCTCGTCGACAAGCCGAAGTCAGCCGGCGGATACGATCGCAAGGCGATCAGCTTCGAGTTCAAGTTCGCCAGTGGTGACGGCGCCGGCACCTTCGAAGGATACGGCAGCGTCTTCAACAACGAGGACGCCTATCGCGACGTGATGCTGCCGGGCGCCTTCACCAAGACGCTCGCCGACTACAAAGGGCGCGGCAAGATGCCGAAGATGCTGCTGAACCACGGCAGCATGGGCGGAGGCCTGTTCGGCTCGTCGGATCCAATGGCGGACATGCCGATCGGCAAGTGGACGGACATGTCCGAGGACAGCCACGGCTTGAACGTCAAAGGCCAGCTGATCAACCTCGACACCGAGCGCGGCAAGACGATCCACGGCGCGATGAAGGAGGGCCAGCTCGACGGGCTTTCGATCGGCTACACCGCGACCGGATTCACCCGAGGTGCCAAAGACAACGAGCCGCGGCGCAAGATCCACGAGGTCAAGCTCTGGGAAGTGTCGCCGGTGACGTTTCCGGCGAACGACCAGGCGACCGTCTCGGCCGTGAAGTCGATGGCGGGCCAGATCACCACCGTCCGCCAGTTCGAGGACTTCCTGCGCGACGTCGGCGGCTTTTCGCACTTTGCGGCCAAATCGATCGCCCAGAAGGGTTTTCGGGCGATCGAGGACGAAAGCGACACCCGTTTCGATGCGTTCCTGGCGTCGCTGCGCGACGCCAAGCAGGCAACCGCCTGAGAGTAATTGATTTCGCCGCAGCCTCGGGACGAGGGCGGCAATCGGACGACCGTCAGAGCCTCGGGATGAGGATGACGCTGCACCACCGGCCGGCTCGCTGGCCGTTCCACGTAACCCTTATCCCATCAGGAGTGGCATCACATGCCCGATATCGATGACGTGCTGGCAGACGCCCAGCGCGAGATCAAGGCCATCGGCGACAACGTCAAGGCCCTGAAGGAGACCACCGACAAGAGCCTCGCCGAGGTTCGCAAGATCGCCGAGGATGCGCCGAAATCGGTCGCTTCCTCCGAACAGTTTAAGAAGGACATGGAGGCGCTGACCGCCGGCGTCCTCGAGAAGTCCGACGCGCTGACCACAAAGGTCAAGTCGATCACCGACGGCGCCATCAAGGCGGCTGCCGACCGCATGGACGAGCTCGAGAAGAAGCTCAACCGCGGCAAGCTTGGCGGCAACTGGAGCGATGGCGACGTTGGCACCAAGGCCGTGAAGGCTTTCGCCCGCGACGCCAAGGCCCGCCGCGGGGAGCTGAAGGCCGACTTCGATCCGGACAAGGTCGATTTCGACGAGATCAAGGCCTACAACGGCGCCTTCAACGTCTACCTGCGTAAGGACGACAAGGGCCTGCAGGGCGCGGAAAGCAAGGCGATGTCGGTCGGCTCCGACCCGGACGGCGGCTACATGGTCACCCCGACGATCGGGCAGGTCATCACCGGCGTAAACTTCGAGACCTCGCCGATGCGGCAGGTCGCTGACATCCAGACCATCTCGTCGGATGCCATCGAATATCCGCGCGATGATGACCAAGCGGCCGGCGGCTGGGTCGGCGAGCAGGAGGACCGCCCGGAAACCGGCACCCCCAAGGTCGGCATGCAGCGGATTCCGGTGCACGAGCTCTACGCCAATCCGAAGGTTACCCAGAAGCTGCTCGAAGACAATGCCTGGGACATCGAGACCTGGCTTGGCAACAAGATCGGCGACATCTTCGGCCGCACCGAGGCGACGGCCTTTGTTGTCGGCAACGGCATCAAGAAGCCGCGCGGCTTCACCACCTATGCCTCCGGCACGTATGTTGCCGGCGGCACTGGCAAGATCGAGCAGGTCGCCGCCGGCACCGGTGGCCAAGTGGGCTGGGACGACCTCATCAACGTGCTGACCGCGTTGAAGGAGTTCTACCTCAACGGCGCGCGCTGGATGATGCAGCGGCAGAGTGTCGGCAAGGTGATGCTGCTGAAGGACGGCGAAGGCCGCTACATCTGGCAGCAGAACCAGCAGGCCGGCAAGCCGTCGGTGCTGCTCGGCTACGAGGTCAGTCAGGCCGCCGACATGGCGCCGGTCGGCGCCGCGGCGTTGCCGATCGCGTTCGGCAACTTCAAGATGGGCTACCAGATCGTCGATCGGGTCGGTATCTCGACCCTGCGCGATCCGTTCTCCGCCAAACCCTTCGTGCAGTTCTATACGCGCAAGCGCGTCGGCGGCGACGTGGTCAACTTCGAAGCCATCAAGCTGCTGCAGACCTGATCGGGCTGCCGATCCTGGCCTGCGCCTGACCCGGCGCAGGCCGTTCAGTTTCAGTCATCATCCCATTCTCGAAGGAGAACCTCGTCATGCGCGAGCTTCACGACAATATCGACGTCAAGCGTGGCATCTCGCCCGTTGCGGCGACCACTGACAATACCGCCTATGTGTCGCAGATCCTCGACATGCAGGGCGTCCAGTCCGCCGAGTTCCTGATCCTGTGCGGCGCGCTGGCCGATGCCGACGCGACCTTCACCGTACTGGCCGAGGAAGGCGATCAGGCCAACCTGTCTGACAACGCGGCGATTGCGGACGCGGATCTGCTCGGCACCGAAGCTCTCGCGAGCTTCGACTTCTCGGCCGACAACAAGGTGTTCAAGCTCGGCTTCCGGCCGAGTGGCAAGCGCTACAAGCGCGTCACCGTCACGCCGGCGAACAACACCGGCAACGTGTTCCTGTCCGGCGTCTGGATCACGCTGCCGCTGATGCGCCCGACGGCGAATCCGCCCGCCTAACCGTGCTCGCTCATGGTGGCCGCCGCGTCGCGTGGCGGCTGCCTTGGCTGCTCCATCTTTGAACCAGGAGGCCGCGATGTCGGCAGAATCCAACACCCAGAACGTCAAGGTCGGCATCGAGCAGGGCGCGCAGCGCATGTTCGTGAAGAACGGCGGCACGCTCGATATCGAGGCCGGCGGCGTGTTTTCGCTTGGCGGCACGCCGTTCAAGATGGCGCGCGGACAGGCCACGACCGTCACGGCGGCCGATACCATCGCAACCGGCCTTGCGACGGTTGCTGCTGTCGTTGTCTCGCTCGAGTCCGATCCTGGCGACGACCCGTTCATGGTCAGCGCCCAGATCGGCGACCAGGCCGGCTCTCCTGTGGCGGGCTCGATCATCATCAAGACCTGGAAGAACACCGGCGGCACCGATCCGACGCCGCTGGCGGCCACGACCTTCGCCAAGAAGGTCAACTGGATCGCGTTCGGCTCCTGAAGGCTCGCGCGCCATGCATTCGATCGTCACCGTTGCTTCGCCCGTGGCGCGACCGATGTTCACCACGGTCGATGTCTTGCGGGCGGAGCTCGGTTCGTTGCTTACGGTCGACGATACCGTCCTGGAGACGAAGATCCAGGAGGCCAGCGGCGACATCGAGCTCGCCGTCGGCTTCCGCGTTCCGCAGGAAGATGTCGTCGAGACGTTCTGGCGCACCGGCTTCGCCGGGCACGGTTGGGGCCCCTGTCATGATGACGGCGAGCCGCTGCTGCTGCGGCGGAAGAACGTCACCGCGATCACAAGCGTGACGCTGGACGGTGACGTGCTCGACCCGTCCGAATACAGGCTCGATCCGGATATGGGCGCGCTCTACCGGTTCGACGCCGCGTCCGGCTGCCCGCGGGCGTGGAGATTTGGCAAGTCGATCGTCGTGGCGCACACCGCCGGATACATCTTGCCGCCGGATCCCGATGCGAATCTGCCGCCGGCGATCGTGTCCTGCACCAAGAAGCTCGTGAAGTCGTTTTGCCTCAACCTCTCGCGCGATCAGATGCTGCGCAGCGAGAGCGTGCCGGGCGTGATGGAATTCGGTTACTGGGTTGGAACGGTGGGCGACCCGGCCCAGCTTCCCTCCGACATTCAAGCCGAGCTGGCGCTGTTGCGCCGCCCGCGTCTTGCCGTTGCATAAAAGGGAGTTATTGGCATGAACATGCTGGACGACGTCGAATTCAAGATCGCGAAACTGGAGCTCGCGGAGGGCGATATTCTGGTTGCTCGCCTGAAAGGAACCGCCAGCTCGGTGATTGCGGCGGAGATGAGGGCGCAGCTGGAGCGTCGCCTTGGCCTGCAGGGAAGGGTGCTCGTGATCGACGAGAGCGTCAATCTGCAGACGCTCTCGAAAGCCGAAGCGAAGAAGCTGCAGCTCACGGCGGCGTGACGTCTTTGTCGGACTTCGTTGCCTCGCCACGTTCGGCCTGTGCGCGTCCCGGTTCGCAGGCCGCGCTGTGGTGGCCGAGCAAGACACTGGCGGACGTTGCCGATTACGACGTCAACTGGACATGGCGGCTGTATTCGGCGGAGGAGCTTGCAAAAGCCTATGCGCAGCAGCGCGCCGGCAGGCCTGTCGATATCGTGCCCTCGGACAAGATCGTCTCTTCGGCGTTCCTGCTTCCGGTCGGCGCGCTGGAGGGGCCTGACGGCAAGCCGTCAACGTTCATCGACGTGATGACCAAGGTCTGGCTCGGCGGCGGGGATGCCGGCGAGATCTATGCTGTCGTCAACCGCATCACGACTGCCGGCGGCCGCGCCATGGACCAGAGTGTCCAGATCAGGGTGAAGACGGCGTGACATGGATGTCGCCGCAATGGTGGCGATCGCTCACCGCCGGCTCAGGCTGCGACGGTTGCTCATAGCTATCGAGCGCAATCCGCAAATTATCGAGGAGATCGACATGATCGATATCAAGCGACCCATCGAGCTGGCCGGGATGCGCTCGCGCCTGGCGCGCGCCAAAAAGCTGGAAACGGATATCGCTGTCACCGGGCAGCGCTACGATCGCGTGCTCGACAAGATCGACGAGCAGCATAAGGCGCTGCAAGGGCACGCCGGCGAGTTGGAAAGCAATGCGTCGCAGCTCGAGCAGCTGCTCGGCTCCATGCTGGCGGGGGACAACGGCGGCCCAAACGATGGCGAGACGTCCTCGAGCGGCTCCGAGGCCGGCCAGGTCATCACCGGCGTTAAGGCATCATGACGCCAGACGCCGCGAGACAGTCGTACCGGCGGGCGCTCAGCCAGGCCGGCGGCATCGTTACGGTTCGCCGCTATTACGGCTCCGGCTCGCCGCGGTCGAAGCACGAAAGGGATTGCCTCGGCAAGGAGGCATCGTATCAACCGAGCGAAATCGTGGGATCAATCCTGCAGGGCGACTGGATGATCATCCTGCTCGCCGAGGACCTCGAGGCCGGCGCGGTGACCTTGCCGCTGCTGCCGACCGACAAGGTCGTTGTGCGCGGCAAGGAGCTGACGATCGCCGGCATCGACGACAAGAAGCGCAGGATCAGCGGCGTGCTGTGCGCTTATGAGCTGCAGGTGAGGGGCTGAAGCGTGAGCACTACGGAAGTCCAGGCTCGCGCCGCGGTCAAAGCGCAGCTGCCGGACAGCGCGTTTGCGTTTCCACTGTACTGGCAGGGTGATGTGGCGCCGACATTGCCGGACGACCCGGCGCCGTTCGCGTTCATCGTGTTCAACAATCAAGGATCTGGCGGCCGGCCGACGGCTTTCGGCGGCGGTCCCGGACGCAATCTCTACCGGTACCGTGCTCTGGTCGAGGCCTTCGTGCTTTCGCCGATCGGCTCGGAGATCGGGGCGGAAATGGCCTTGAACCGCGCCGAGCAGATCGCATCGCGCCTGCGCAGCTTTCGCGACGACGACATCAGCGTGCACGCGGCCGACGCGAGGTACGTCGGATCGGGATCGGACATCTCCGTCCCGGGTCTCACCCCCGTCAATAACTACCAGTGCGCGGTCGCCGAAATCACTCTGACGTTCGACCAGATCGGTTGACCCCTTTCAATCCGGCACTCGCCGTAACCCGCAGCCGGTGACGCTGCATCATCCCCATGGAGACATCTCATGAGCATCGGTGAGGGCGTACAAGCTCGGCTTGCCTACAAGAAATATGCGTCCGGCGTGATCACGTCGAACGCGCTGGCGGTCTCGGCGACGGATCTCGTGAACACCGGCGGCCAGGTGCTGCGCCGGACCGAGAGCACGCTCGAGCTGAAGGCGGATTCCTATCCCTCGGCCGAGATCCGCGAGGATCAGCAGGTCGTCGACGATCGCCAGGGCTCGGTCTATGTCGACGGCTCGGTCTCCGGCGAGTGGAGCCCGGGCACCTATGCCGACCTGATCGAGGCCTCGTTCCGCGGCACCTGGGCGGCTGCCATCACCGCCAGCGAGTCTGACTTCACCAGTGCTGCGTTCGACGCGACCCTCGGCACGATCACCTTCGCTTCCGGCGATCCCGTTGCCAAGGGCTACCGGGTCGGCATGCAGTTCCAGTTCTCGAACCTGGCGACTGCCGGTAACAACGGCGTCAACTTCACCATCCTGTCGTTCGGCGGCACCAGCAACCGCACGGTGACGGTGTTCCCGAAGCCCATCACCGAGAGCGCCGATACCGCGTTCAACGTGACCAGCGTCGGCAAGAGCCTGATCCTGCCGTCGCGGCAGGTCGACAACGTCAACCGCAAGTTCGCCTTCGAGCATTTCCACCCGGATCTCGGCAGCGGCCTCTACAAGCTGTTCACCGAGTGCCGCATGGGCGGGTTCAAGCTGAACCTGCCGGCGACTGGCAACTGCACCATCGAGAACATGGCGCGCGGTCGCTTCATGGAAACTGGGGCCGCCGGCGCGTTCTTCACTTCGCCGACCGACGAGACCGGCACCGGCATCTTCAATGCCGTGAACGGCCTGTTGCGCGTAGGCGGGTCGATTGTCGGCGTGGTGACGGGTCTGCAGGTCAACATGGATCGTCAGCTCACCTCGACCGCCGTGGTGGGCCAGAAATTCCATCCCGAGATCCACGTCCAGAAGGCCAATGTCTCGGGCCAGATCACGGCGCAGCTCACCGACGGCACCTTCTTCGACAACTTCAAGAACGAGAGCGAGATCGACCTCCTGGCGCAGGTGGTGACCGGTAGCGCGGCGAATGCCGCCGCCAACATCATCTACTGCCCGCGGATCAAGCTCTCCAGCGTGGCGAATCCCCTGCAGGGCGAGGCGGCGCAGACCATCACATCGAACTTCACCGCGCTGCGCTACGTCGGCAATGGCGCCGGCATCCCCAGCACCACCATCCAGATCGTCGATACGACGCTGAGCTGACGTAAATCCGTTCCCCGACTGCCACGGGGATCACGGGCGCGGCCGGATGTTTCCTCCGGCTGGGCTATGCGCATAGGCGGGCCACGGTGGCAGTCGTGGCCCGTCACCCTTCTGCCAGAGGTGATTTTAGATGACATCCAAGTTCGCAGCGCTCTCCGGTACCGGAAAGCCCTATCGTTCGTTTGCCAATCTCGGCGGCGAGCCTGTCGTCGATAAGGACGGCAAGCGCGCCTATATCGACATGCTGTCGGAGGACTCACCAACCGGCCGCAAGTTCGATAAGGAATGGCGCGAGCGCGTCCTCGATCTTGCCGCTGATGGCAAGCCGGCGCCGACAGATTATGAGCGCAACATCGCCAAGGCCGCCGCGCTCACGACGGGATGGTATCTCGTCAATCCCGAAACGCTGGAACATATGGACGAGCCCTGCACGCTCGAGAACGCGCAAGAGCTCTACGCGCTGGCGGACTCGAGGTGGCTCTGGGCACCGGCCTGGGTCGCGGCGAACAACAGCGCAAATTTTATCAAGCGCTCTGCGAAAGGCTCTACCGCTACGCAGAGTGGGACGCCAAGCGAAGCGTCGTCTTAAGCGATGGTGCCAGCGTTGCAGCGCATGAAGCCTCTCGCGACCGGCAGTTCGCTCTGTTCGGCATCAAGCCGAAAGGCGGCATCACGAGCGAGCCGAAACCCCGGATGCCGAGGCTCCTGAAATATGTCTGGGACATGTTTCGCGAGGTCCATGCCGGAATCCAGGGCAACGGCTGGACGCATCCCGTCATCACCTGGGAAACCCTCAAGGCCTGGTCGGACGAAACCGACCAGCGCCTCGAGCCACGCGACGCCAGGGTCGTTGTCGAGCTGGGTCAACGCCGGGCAGCCATCCTCAACGCGGCGCAGGCAAAGAAGAATGCCGGTAAGGACTAGGTTCACGCCGCTTGCGAAGACGATCCAGCTCGTGGTCGATCGCAACCTGTCTCCGAAGGCCCGCAGCGCGCGCGTTGCGGCGTTCGCACAGGATCAGATCGACGCAGCGGACGCGCAGAACAGGGCGGCGCTCGGCACCGTCCCGCCGAAGACGGTCACGGTCGACGGCCGGCAGGGCGCGCCGCTCACAAGCGTCAATCCGGACCACGGCATTATCATCGCGGAATGGAGCCTGGTCGGCGATGTCCTGCAGTGGATCTTTGCAACGCTGCGGGCCCGCTCGCCGAGCGTCAGCGGCGACTACCTGCGCTCGCACCTGCTGTTCGCCGACGGCGTCGAGTGCGATCCGACCAACCCGCCGCCCGCGACGGAGTATATTTTCCTGAACGTGGTGCCTTACGCGCGGAAGATCGAGATCGGAAAGACGAAGAAGGGTGAAGATTTCGTCATTCAGGTCGAGAATCGGATCTATCAGCGCACGGCTGACGACGCCAAGGCGCACTTCGGCAACGTCGTGAAGATCCGCTCGACCTACACGTCGCTCTCGAGCGTCGGCGCGACGCCGATCGGCAAATGGGCGAGCTCCGCCAGTGCTCAGGCGCTGGCGGCGCGTCACAAGCGCCGCACGAATTCGACCGAGTGGCTGACCCGCGTTCCCGCCATTGTGGTGACCATGAGATGACCGATACCGTCGACAAGGTCATAATCCAGTCCTCCAGCGAGGGCACGGATCAGGCCACCAGCGAGCTGCAGGGGCTCGCCAAGGCCTATGACGGCGTTACCGTCGCGTCCCAAAATACCGAGAAATCGACGACGTCGGTCGAGAGCAAGTTCTCCGCGCTCGAGCGGCGGCTTGGCACCTCGACCGGGCAGATGTCCCAGTTCGAGAAGGGCGTCGCGACGATCAACACCGCGCTGGCCCAGAATCCCGCGCTGCAGGACCGGGCGTATGACGCGCTGGGCAAGCTCGAGCAGCGTTACGGCGGCGTCAGCCAGGCGCTGCAGAAGCAGCGCGATCAGCTCGCGCAGGTCGCTGCGGTCCAGAAAACGATCGACGCGAATACCGGCGTCGTCGGGCTGAGCGACAGTTCGGCGAGGGCGGCAGATATTGCCGCTTACGGCGCTGCGCTCGATAAATTGGCCGCCAAATACGACCCGCTGTTCGCCGCAGGTCAGAAATATGCATCGGTCCTGGCGGAGATCGCCGAGGCTGAGCGCGTTGGCGCGCTCACAGCGCAGACCGCGACGAAAGCGCGGCTGGATCAGACCAGTGCGTATAATACGCAAGTCGCAAATCTGGAGCGCGTTGCCCAGGTCCAGAAGCAGGCCGCGCAGGCCTCTGTCAACAGCCAGATGATTGTGCCCGATCGTGGGGCAGATATAGCTGCCTACGGCAAGCAACTCGACGATCTCCGTGCCAAGTACGATCCGCTGTTCGCTGCCGGCCAGCAGTACAAGGCCAAGCTGGTGGAGATCAATCAGGCGGTCAAGGTCGGTGCGCTGACGCAGGCTCAAGGCGCTGCAGCGGTCATGAACACCAAGGTCGCGTTCGTCGAGCAGGTCAACACGCTCACCAATGCGAACGGGCTGTATGAGCTGAACGCGAAGGCCGCGAAGGCGTCGGCAGACGCTCATGGCGGGCTCTCGACGCAGGGGCAGGCGGCGTTCCACGTGATCAGGTCCGGCGCCGAACAGCTGGCAATGGGTATTCCGATTACCCAGGTCGCGACCAGCCAGCTGAACCATCTGTCGTTTGCCATGACCGGCGAGGGCGGCATCAAGGGCGCGTTCACGGAAGCTGCCGGCGTGGTCGGCAAGTTTGCCCTCGCCCTGGTGAACCCGGTCACGGCAACGCTGGCGCTGGGCGCCGCCGGTCTCTACCTCGGTAACAGTTGGTCGGAATCATCGGCGCAGGTCAGTCGTGCTTTGATCGGCATTGGCGCCGCGACCGGCTCGAGCGCGGCCGACCTCGGCAGCTTCGCCAAGGCGAACTCATCGGCTACCGGGCTCACGATCGGCGAAGCCCGCAATGTCGCGATCGAGTTCACCAAGACTGGCGATATCGCGGTCAAGAACCTGAAGGGCGTCGGCGATGCCGTTCACGGCTACGCAGTCCTGACCGGGAAGGACGCAACCGAGGCGACCAAGGATCTTGCCGGCGCGCTGAGCGGCGACCTGGTCAAGGGCGCGGAGAACCTCAACAAGACCTACATGGCGTTCGATGCAAGCGCGCTGGAATACATCCAGACGCTGCAGACGACCGGCGAGCGCGCCAAGGCGGTGCAGTTCATTGTCGATTCAATCGCTCCAGCCAACCAAAGGGCGGCCGACAGCGTCAGCTTCCTGACCAAGACCTACCAGGCCCTGGCTGGCGCCATGTCGTTGATCAAGAACGGGCCGCCGGCAATCGTGACCGGTGGCACTCCGCAGGAGAGACTGCAGCAGGCGAAGACAACGCAGCAGGCCGCCGGCACCTCGTATTCCGGCCAGCAGTCGGGCGGCTTCGGTTCGGATATCCTTGGCGGCGCGGACTCCGTGCCAATTGTCAATCAATTGGACGACGCGATAAAGACCGCGCAGAAGGACGTCGACGATTTCGGCGGCATCGGCAAGGAAGCGTTCACGAAGCTCTCGGTCGAGGCCAGGGCCGCGACCAATGCAATCCTTCCCCAGATCGAGCAGATCAGGCAGCTGGAGATCGCGCTCGACAAACTGCAGGAGGCGAAGAGCAAGGGAGCCAACGTTCCGGGCGGCGATGCCGCGATTGCGGCCTACCAGAACCAGATCGCGGGACTGAAAGAACAGGTCGCCACCGCCGATATCTACAACACGCGCGTCAAGCAGATCAGCGAGTCTTGGGGCGTCGTCGATCAGCAGACCGCGCTTGCGCTGCAGGCCGCAAAGAACGAGCTGCCGGTCTATGAGGCGGTCGGCGGAGCCGCGCGGATCTCGGCGCAGGCGACCGCCGATTACAAGAATTACATGGACCAGGGCAAAACGGCCACGGAGGCCGCTGCCTTGGCGGCGAGCAACCTTGCCGCGCGCCAGGCGCAGGTCAACGCGTCGGCAAAGGAATCGCTCGCATCGCTCCGAGATCAGTATGCCGTTGCGTCCGCCACGAACGTGCAGGATCAGATCAGGGCGCAGGGGGCGGCCACTTTCAACCAGCTGCTGCGCGAAGGCGTCGACGCCTCGATTGCAGGAGCCGTGGCCGCACAGCAAGAGGCGAATTCGCGGGCGCAGGTCAATGTCCAGATGGAGAGGGCGGTCCAGTCTTCGCAGGATCAGCTCGATCTGGTGAACGCACAGGCGACCGGACAGGAAGCGACCGTCAAGGCGGCGATCGCCTATCGTGATGCGATGCGGGCCGGCGCCACTGCGACCCAGGCCGCGGCCATTTCAGCGAATACGCTGCAGGCGAGCCTGCAACAGGCCGCCATTGCTGCAGCGAAGGCGGAAATTCAGTCCGCACAGGATCTAAACTCCAAAATCTCCGGTGCCGTCTACAATTCGGAGGGCGCCCTTGTAGGCATCAATAACGGGACTGGAGTTGGCTCACCATCCACGGGCGGGCGGCCGTCTTATTTCAATACAGATGGCAAGCAGTACACCTCCGAGGCCGGAGATCCGCGTCTGAACCGGGAGCTGCGTTACCAGGCGCAGCAAGAGTCCATCGGCGTTCAAGGCGCGGTGGATGTCGCATACGGGACCGGCGGCCTTGCTGCTGCGTTGGCAGCCGCGAAGAGCCAGCCCAATACCTACGGCGCAGATCCGGGTCTGGCCGCGTCGCTCGGCCCGAAAGGCTACGACCTGAACGTCATTCTCGGGCAGCAGCGTTCCGTCGTCGGCGACAAGATCACATCCGTCGACAATCTCACGCAGCTTCTCAATGCGAAGACGACCGACAAGGGCGCGCAGGTCGCGAATCTGCAGAGCGAAATGGACTGGCTGCAAACGCTGCCCGAGTCGATCGCGCGGGATCAGAAGATCGTCAGCCTGCAGCAGTCGATCGACCAGCTGAAGAACGCGACGGACGACAACACCGCGGCAACGCAGGCGACGCTCAACCCGCTTTATTCGCAGGGGCATGGAGCGCTGAGGATTGGATACTACAAGGCGGCGAGCGGCCTTGATCTGATCGCGCGGGGCCCGACGTCGGGCGACCAGGTGCCGTTCCACGCCATGGTCAATGGCGGCGAACGGATCAGGATCATGACGGCTGCCGAGCAGGCGGCGTCGTCGACTTCGAACGACAACAGCCGCAGCACGACGATCAATATCTCGATGGGGGCCGTGTCGACCAGCACGGAGCGCCGGGTCCGGCGCCAGATCGCGCAGGGCTTCGGCCAGTCGATGGCAGCGGTCGGAGGGTAGGGCGATGGTCTATTCACCGATCACGATCGAGCCGATCTATCTCGACGGTACCGAGAAGACCGTGATGTCAGGCGGCGTCGTGACGCTCGAGGATGACACCTCGGTACTGAAGTCGGACAGCCGCACAGTGAGCCCGACGGTCCGCTCCGACCGAGTTCAGCGCAGCTGGCAGCTCAGCTGGAGATCCTCGTCGGATTTCATCATGAGCCTGTTCGAGATCGTTCGGAATGAGCGGGGCTTCCTGTTCATCTCGCCATTGCTGCAGGAGCGGCAGGCGACCGGGCAGAAGCTGCGCAACACGGTCACCGGGCTGACCACTGGCGACGGGGTCACCAAGACCTTCCAGCTCCAGTTCGCGACGTCGCTTCCGAAGAGCATCGGCACCGGCTTTGTGTCCTCCGACGCTTACGACGTCAACTATCCGCTCGAGGATACGGTCGTAGCCTACGTCGCCGGCGTCGAGGTGCCGCTCGACGACGTGAATCTCCTCACCGGCGTCGTCACCTACGCGACTGCGCCGGGTGCGGGCGCGACGGTGACGGCCGATTTCGAACGGGCATGGCCGGTGATGTTCACCTCGAAAAGCATTGGCCGGACCATGCTCGAGGTCGACCAGACCGAGGTCCGCTCGGCGCAGATCGAAGAGATCTTCTAAGCGTCGATGTTCACCTATTCCTTCAATTTCGTCGGAAGCCGGTCGGCCTTCCTGCTCACGATCACGCGGCGTGACGGGCTCATCATCCGGCTCACCGACTATGGTCGCCCGATCACGATCGACGGCGTCACCTGGATGCCGGGGGCGGGGCTTGCGATCGGCGACATCACCGAGAACAACGATGGCGACGAGCCGACCGGATCATTCAAGGTCGCAACCCAGGACGACGGCGTCTTCAACACGTGGGACATCTCCAACCGCCTCTTCGAGGGGGCGGAGGCGCTGATCGAGATCACCGACGCCAGAATCTCGACGACAAAGGACTATGAATTCTCCGGTCTCCTGAAGAGCCCGGTCGGCTTCGATCTCGCCGGCAATGCCCAGTTCGAGATCCTCAACAAGTTCGCCCTGCAGCGCGACGTCTTCGTGCGCCAGTATAGCGTCGAGGACGACGTCGATTTCGGCGATCCGAGGCGCAACAAGATTCCGACCTTCCCGACGGTCGATCCGACCAGCGACGATCTCGCCGACGTTGCGCGGTCGGCGCTGCTCGAGGTCGGCGATCGGCGCCGCTTCCGGTACGGGTCGGACGGCAACCCAGGCGACTATCACGACGTCTATTGGGAGGTGACCGCGATCACCACGGGAGTGACCGGCGCCTCCGTGCCGTCCTCGCCCAGCGACACGCCGGATGACACGGTCACCGACGGCGGCGTGACATTCACGGTGCGGAATGCCTATGCGCGGGCGTTCCAGGTCGCCTCGATCATCGACGATCGGCACATCACCATCAGCGTGACCGAGCCGCGAGCCTCTGGGGTCACCACCTGGTTCGCGCCGGGCCTGCTGGTCATGCGATCCGGCTACTGCAACAACCGGCCGTCGGACATCGATGCCTGGGACGGCATCAGCCAGGTCGAGCTCGTGGTGCCGTTCGGCGGCCTGCTCGCCGTCGGCGATTGGGGCGAGATTGCCCCGGACTATGACGAGACGCTCGACATGGCGGTCGAGAAGTACGGCGCCGCGATCGGCCTGCTCGCCGACGGAGGCGCCAACAACTATCGCGGCATCCCGCATTTGACCGGCTCAAAGGTTGCGACGTCGACCTATGTGCCGGGAACGACGGTCGATACGCCGACGGACGGCGGTGACGGCGGCGGCGGGGATCCTGGTGGTGGTGGCGGCTATACGACAAGCGCCGTTGAATTCGCGGCGGGGTCGACCTGATGGCGCTGATGGATCCCTTTGGGGCGATGGGAGGGGCTGCGCCGCTCATCGTGTCGGCGGCCCCGACGGCGCTGTCCGATGCCGCCAAGACCGTTGCGACCGGCACCCAGACCGACAGCCAGTTCGCGGCGCAGCTGATCGGCAATGACATCCCGGTGTTCGTCGGCGGTCAGGCGCTGATGGGCTGCCGGATCATCGAAGGGCCGTTCCTTTACACGGTCGACGGCGCGGGTTTTTGCGACATGGTGGTGACCCCGGCGATCGCCGCGACGCCGACCGCCTCGCGCACGTTCCTGTATCTCCAGCTCAACGGCACCACGTCGTGGAAGGCCGCGGACGGATTCATCGGGCCGGCCTTTGCCGATATGGAGGCGAACTTCCTCTCCGGAAGAGAGGACCAGCTGCCGCTCGCGAGCAGCATCGCGAAGTTCGGCGATCGCGCCGTGCCGTACCGTTCGCACATCTGCGTCGAGCTGAAGAAGATTCCGCTCAGCGTGTTCGCCAACGAAATCCCGTTCGTGTCGGTCTACATCTATGAGACGGACTACCTGACCCGCAACGCAGGGCTGTTGAAGCTCGCGCAATATGCCCGCTTCCGGCCCGACGAATGCGAGTTCGCGGTCTCAGGCCACGATCCGTTCTGGATCGTGGCGCAGCAGACGACCTATATCCAGTATCTGAAGGACCTGAAGAAGGTCATTGGGCGCAACTGGAACATCTCGCTCCGCGACAAGCTGCGCGTGTTCGAGAGCATCGCGACCACGACGCCGATCCGCATCACGCGTTCCGACATCGTCGCGGACAGCATCCAGTTCAGCCAGCTCGATCCGCTGTCGCTGCCGGCGACCCGTACCTTCGGCTTCATCGCGACCGATCGCGACAATGACTTCGGGACCGTGAAGGCGACACGGGATCGCTTCCCGGTGTCGATGACGGCCTCCGAGGGCTCGGAGAGCATCGACCTGCCGATTGGCATGGACACGATCGACGCCAAGGCGGCGGTCAACAGATCGCTCCTGATCGACGACATCGGACGCGACCGGTTCGCCTGCAAGGTGATGCCCTCGATGAGGGGGCTTCGCTCCGGCGACATCATTTTCCCCGATGTCGGCAACGTCAATTTTACCGCGGGGCGGATCCTGACCGTCGCACGCAACGCCGTCGACAAATCGGCCGATATCACGGCCGAACGCGTCGAGCTCTCGATGCTGGCCCACGGGCCGGACATCACCTCGAACGGCGGCGCGCCGACGGCGTCGATCACCATCAACGAGAACACCACGGCGGTTACGACAGTTACCGCCACGGGCGCCGACGCGACGGCGCCGTTCTCGATCGTCGGCGGCGCCGACGCGTCGCTCTTCACGATCAATGCGACGACGGGCTTTCTGGCGTTCACGTCTGCGCCAGACTTCGAGACGCCGACTGACGCCGACGGCGACAATGTCTACCAGGTCATCGTCAAGGTCGCAGGCGACGGCCTGTCCGACACGCAGGTCATCAGCGTGACGGTCGCCAATGTCGACGAGGGCGGCGGCGGCACCGGCGAAGACGACGTCTTCCTCCTTCTCCTGGCGTGAGATCATGGGCTTTCTGAAGCGCGACAATCCGGACGCTCCCTTGAACATGACCAAGGCGATCGTGGTTGCCTGGTTCATGATCCCCGAGGAAACGTGGATCGCGGCGGCGGCCGACTGGACCGCGGCCACCAGTGACCTGCCGGATCCCAGTGAGCATGGCTTCAACAACGTCATGGCCGGCATCATACCCATTATCACCTGGGGGCCGCAGCAGACGGACACGTATTACGACATCGACTTGGTCGATCCGCTCTGCGACCACTATTACAATGACGCGTTCGGCAACCCGACGATCTATCGTTCGACACCCGGCTACTCCATCGACGAATTGAACGACACGCCAACCCAGCCGTCCTTCATCGGCATCCGCGCCGGCGGACCGAACGCCGGCAGTCTGGTCGTGCATCTTCAGTCCGGCGACAGTCCGACCGGGTCAAATATGGACATTCGGCTGACGGCCTGCACCTACACCGATCCCGGCACGCCCGGCGCGACCCAGCCGGAAAGTCAGATCTTTACCGATGCGACCTACGCGGTCGCCAGCACCAAGGGCTACTTCGGTAACTCCGACCAAACGGGCATCGGGGATGACATACCTGACGGCACGCAGCAGCCCTCGATCGTCAGCCTCTCAACGGGGTGGCACGTTGCCGTGATCTCGTGGGATGTCACCGGCGGCAATGCCATCCATGCCGTCGACAACGGCCTGCATCTTACCATGGAGCAGATCACCGACGCCTACAGCATGCTGTGGTGTGCCCTCGACGACGTCAACAAGAGCGGAGAGAACCTGCCGGCGCTTTGGCTCGGGATGTACGGCACCAATACTCCGGTCGATCCCAACGCGATGCAGTCCTCGAACTGCAAGGCGGCTGCCTTCTCGAATTTCTCCGATCCGGATGCGGGCACCTTGGCCCTGTCATCGCCGACCATCCCGTCGAACCCGATCTGCATCCCGGGTCCCGCGTCGCTCAATCGCGACAGCGGAACGATCGTGCCCGTCTACAAGATCCGGATGGCCGACCTTCAGATCTTCACTGATCGGTCGATCGACACATCGGACATCACCAAGCGGCGATTATTCGTCACGAGCACCGGCAGGCCAGCAGATCCGGCTATTGCGGCGTCGGCGCTCGGCAAGGCGCCCGAGGTCCTGCTGCGCGGCGGCGGCTTCATCACCGGCACCAATCTCGGCACAGCCGGCAATTTCACTCCGACGGGCACCATCACGGCATACGGGACCGCTCCCAGCCTCTAACGCAAGGGACAGACAATGTCTGACAACGTAACAACGCCGCTTGCGTCCGGCACCAAGTTCAAGACGCACGACTTCGGCGCGAACGGTCACGGGCGGGCGGATGTCCTGTTCGACACCAACGAGGAAGAGATCCTCGGCAAGAGGACTGACGCCAAGAGCTCGTCGACCGACACGACCTCGGTCGGGCTTGTGGCTCTGTTCAAGCAGATCAGCTTTTCCATTCAGGCGGTCGCCACCTTTTTGGCGGCAGCTGCGACGTCGATCGGCAAGGCCGAGGATAGCGCGAGTGCCAACGCCGACGTCGGCGTTCCCGCGATGGCTATCCAGAAGAGCTCGCCGGCCGATACCGCCGGCACCGACGGCGACTACGCCATGCTGCAAATGTCCGGTGGGCGGCTCTGGACGTCGGCCGTTGTGCCGGCCGGCGCGACGTCGATTGCCAAGGCAGAGGATGTTGCCTCGGCCGATGCAGACGTTGGCGTTCCCGCGATGGCCATCCAGAAGGCGTCTCCGGCCGATACGGCGGGCACCGACGGCGATTACGCGATGCTCCAGATGTCGAGCGGCCGGCTCTGGGTCGATGCCTCCGGCAAGACTCTCACCGTGGGCGCGCACACGACTTACGCCATGCAGGAGACCTCGGCGATTTCGAATGCAGGCGCGAGCCTGACGCCGAAATTCGCGAAGATCAGCGCCAGCGCGTCCGGGGCAAACACCGTGATCGCGTCCGTCAGCGGCAAGAAAATCCGCGTGCTGGAGTGGAACGTGCTGCCGCACGATGCCGTCAACATCAAATGGCAGTCGCACACCGCGGGCGACATCACCGGGCTCCTGGAACTTGCGGCGAAGGGCAACGGCATCGCGCGCCCGTTCAACCCGGTCGGCTATTTCGAGACGACTGCCGGCGAGGCACTCGACCTGAATCTGTCCAGCGCAGTCGCTGTCGGCGGCTCGCTCGTCTACGTCGAGGTGTAAGACATGGCGCTGCAAAGAATGCCGGGCGCCAGGACTTTGCTCGGCCCGCTTCCGTACCTGGTGCCGTCGTCCGGCTTCCAATCCAACTTCATGACCAGCAATGGGAACGAAACCTACATCATCGGGCGGATGCGGACCTCGGACGGCAATTCGCATACGATCGACACCACGGGATCGTCGGCGATCGGCTGGCGCAATAACGGCGTGGTGTTCTCTAGCGGCACAACCGTCCTCAACGTCGGTCTAGCCGCGGTGGATACGACGAACGGCTCTCCGGGTCGCCCGGTCAACAGTGCTGGCTCGACGACGTTCGACGTCAAATGTGCGCACACGACGGCGACCACCACCCCTCCGAACAATGCCTGGACCACGAGTGTTCCGACGACGGGATCAAAGACCATCGCAGACGGTGATCTTGTCGCCTTCGCGGTACAATACTCGGCGCTGGGTGGATCGGACTTCTGCCAGGTTTCGTATGGTCGAGCCGCGAGCAACAACAGCGTGCTCTTCCCATATGCGGGAACGTTCAACGGCTCGTTTTCCGGTGTCCAGGGCAGCGTTCCCGGGATCATCGTCGTCTTCAACGACGGGGCGATCGGCTATTTCGACGCCAGCGATGTCGTGTCGGTCTACAACAACCAGAACTGGAACAACACATCCGGCACCAAAGAGTTCGGCCAGCTCTACCAGATGCCGTTCCCGATGAAGGTGGTCGGCATTTACGCCTACATGTCAGGCACCGGGGACCTGAACTTTAACGTGTATAGCGATCCACTCGGGACGCCTGTCGCCCAGGTCTCTCACGCCTACACGAACAAGATTTCGGTGACGACCGGCAACCCCGCGTGGATCTATGATTATTTCCCGACGCCGTATCAAGTCGCTGCGAACCAGCCGATCGGGGCCGTCATCCAGCCGAGCACGTCCACGAACGTGCAGCTGTATTACAAGACCATCGCCAACGCCGCGCATCGCGCATCCGACCCATGGGGCACCAGCGGTTATGGCATCAGCCGATCGTCCGGCGCGTTCGCCAACACCAATTCGAGCCTCGACCACTACTACGCCGGGCTGATCGTCAACGCATATGACGACGCAGTCGGAGGCGGTGGCGGCGGAGGCGGCGGCAGCTACGGCGTGATCGGATAGCTAGCGATACTCTCTGGTCACCGTGTGGGCGTTGCCGTCCTTGTCGGTCTTGGTATCCGAGATGATCGCCGCAGACGGTCCCGACGTGATGTCGGTGTTGACCCGACCGCAGCCGCGCGGCGAACAGATGTAGCTGTTGTACTCGTCGCCGGTCTTGAGCGCCGGGGTCGGTCCCTGGCCATAGATTTTCACGAGGTGCCCGGCGACGCCGATGCCGAACCGATGGACCTCCTTACCGCCGGGGCCGTAAGCGATGGCAACAGTAGAGCCGGGATTGAGTGCCTGAACAGCGTATGTCCTGTCGGTCATCGGAACGACTTTGACGAGACCTTCGCCGGCGATTTTGACGTCTGCCACGGGCTGATCGAATTCGACGACTTTGATCTCCCCAGGCTGAAGCTCGATAGAATCGTCGGGCGTGACTTCGACTGGCGGCTGGGCAAAAACGGCGCCGGCAAGCAACGCCAGCGCGGCGACAATGGCAAAGCGTTTCATCAAATTGCTCCCCTGAAATATCGGGAAGCCTATCCCGGCACAACCCGACCGTGCAAGGGAGACCCGTAGTCTCCCGGAATATGTAGTTAACCCGTTCAGCAACCTTAAGGATTTTCCGATGACGTCAGGCACATTGTCTGCGAGCGCTCTCGATTTGCATGGAATTTCCCGCGCGGCGTTCGATTTGATCGTCGCATCCGAGGTCACCAGCGAGGCCTATTACATCAAGCATTACCGCTGGCCGGAGTGGCCGGGCGAGCAGTCGGGCGTGACCGGTGGCGTGGGGTACGATTTCGGCACGCAGTCGAAGGCCCAGATCCTGGCCGACTGGTCGGGCAAGATCCCGGACGTCATGGTCAAGGCGCTGGCAAAGTGCGCCGGCATCACCGGACCGGCAGCGTCGCCGCTGGCGAAGAAACTGCGCGATGTCGTCGACATCCCCTGGGATGCGGCGCTCGACGTGTTTTCCAATCACGACGTTCCGCGCTACCTCGGCATGCTGTTCCGCGCTTGCCCTGGCGCCCGCGACCTCGCGCCGGACTGTGTCGGGGCGCTGCTCTCCATCGTCTTCAACCGCGGTGCCGGCGGTTTTTCCAGCTCGGCGCCTCGGTTTGCGGAAATGCGCCAGGTCAAGGCGGCCCTCGCGTCCGGTGATCTTGCGCGCATTCCCGGCCTCATCAAGTCGATGAAACGGCTGTGGCCGAACAGTCGGGGCCTTCGCGATCGGCGCGATGCCGAGGCGGCCCTGTTCGAGCGCGGACTCGAGCAGGGGCACCCGGCCGAGCATGCGCGGCTCGCGGACATTCCGGCGCCCGCGGATCCCGACGTCGTCGCGCACGTCCAGGCGCGGCTCCGCGAACTCGGCTATTTCGACGTTGGCCAGGTTGATGGTTCGCTTGAGCCGCAGGGTAGGGCGGAGGCTGCGATCCTCGCGTTCCGCAACGACCATGGCCTGCCGTTGACACCGTCGATCGATGACCAGCTGCTCGCCGAGCTCGGCCGGGCTACGCCGCGCCAGGTCTCTGAGACGCGCGCTGCGGCGACGACCGAAGATCTGCGCGACCAGGGCTCCGAGACCGTGGCTCTGACGGACCGGATCAAAGGATTTGCCGGCAAGCTGTTTGGCGGTTCGACCGGCCTTGGCACTGCCGGCGCGCTGGCATGGGTCACCGATCGTGCAACGCAGGTGTCCGCGGCGAAGGATGCGGTCGGCGGCCTCGGCCTGACGCCCGAGGTCGGACTTGTGATCCTTGCCGGCATCGTGGTCCTGGCGATCGTCGCCGGGGTCGGCGTGCTGGCCTGGCACTTTGCCGACACGATCGAGCGCAAGCGCGTCGCCGACTATCGTGTGGGGAAAAACACATGAGCTTGATCGTACCAATCATCCTGCGGCTGGCTGCGCTCGCCGGCCTGAAACTGTCGCCTTTTGCCGCCGGGGCTGCGCTTGCGGGCGTGCTCGCGGTTGCGCTCGCCGGCGCCGGCGCCGCGACCGGGCTCAAGATCTACAACGCAGGCCAGAGCTCGGCCGAAAGCGAATGCCAGGCAGCCGCGCTGCAGGCGCGGATCGATACGCTCGAGGCCGACCAGGCCATCGGACGGCGGGCGCTCGCCGACGCGCGGCTGAAGGTGACGGCGCTCGAGGAGCAATCCGAACAGGACAGGAAGGGGACGGCTGACTATGTCGAGGATCTCAAGAAAAGCTATCAGGCCGCTTGCGCTCTCACTGACGATGATCTGCGCGGGCTGCGCGCACAAGGCCGAGCCGGCCGCGGTCCAGCAGCAAAGGGAGCTGCCGGCGGTACCGGACAATCTCATGCGCCCGGTCGCCACGCCCCCGGTCTCACGGGGCGATGATCCCAAGGCCAAGCTTGCCGAGACGCGGGACGCGCTCGGCGAGGCCAACCGCCGCATCAATGGCAGCCGCGCCTGGTACGAAGCCGTGCGCGAGGACTACCGGGCAGGTGAGGTGCAATGAGCGACGACGTGCAGGGCGCGCTCCGCGAGATGGCGGAAAAGATCGGAGCGTTGAGTTCGAGCGTCTCATCATTGACCAGTACGTGGCAGCAGCAGGAGGCCAAGGCTTCCGATGGCCGCCGCGATCTTCACAATAAGGTCGATGCGCTCCGCAGCGAGGTCTCCAATAAGGTTGCCGGACTGGAAAAGCAGGTGACCGAACTCGGCGCAAAGGTTGCGACGGCGATCGATGATATTGCCGACATGAAGCCTTCTGTGGAGGCTTTCAACGATGTGAAGCAGCAGGCAGCCGGCGCGCGTTGGCTCGGCAAATTGCTATGGGGCGCGGCGGTATTCGCCAGCGGCGGCGTCGTCTGGATCATCACCAATATCGTCGACATTCACTTCAAGACGCCCCCGGTCGGGCTGAAGTGACGTTCAAATCGTAACTGCGTTTTCCTTCAATCAATCGAAAGGCATCACCCATGTTCCGTACCGTCATTCTGGCGGCGCTTGCGCTCGTCTGCCTGCTTCTCTCGCCGGCCGACGCCCGGCCGCGCCAGATCGTCTCCGTCGCGCATCCGGACTGCAACGTCGTGTTCCCCTGCGAGGGTGTAGTGTCGTCGCCTAGGGGCGAGGCGATCGCGCGCAACCTCGGCTTTGGCGCGGCGCAGAAGGTCTACCGGCATCGGATCTCGGCGCAGATCGTTCAGCATCCGGACGGCTGCCCGCATCGCGCCTTCTGCGGTTGCGGCGCCGCGGTGCGCGTGTTCGGCGCGCCGATCCGCTCGCTCTGGCTGGCGGCGGCATGGTTCAGGTTTCCGCGTACCGCGCCGGCGCCTGGCATGGTCGCGGTGCGCCGGCATCATGTCTTCGTGCTCGAGCAGCACCTTGGCGGGTCGACCTGGCTGGCGTTCGACGCCAATTCCGGCCGCCATGCGACGCGGATCCATGCCCGCTCGATCGCCGGCTTCGTGATCGTCAATCCGCGCAGCAGCTCGTGATGATCCTTCGCCGCCTGATCTGCTGGCTCGTAGGGCACATGCCGCTCGCCGAAAGATGGCAACGCTTGCCGCGCTACTGGCGACCTCTGGTGTCCGGCGCGACGTGGGCGAGGGTGCACACGTGCCGGCGGTGCGGCGCCATTCTGAAAACCGAGCGCGTGCACCGTGCGCGACGCCCTTTGGAGATTAGTTGATGACGCCGATCAAGGTCTTTTTCCTCGAGCCGACCGATCGCGAGCGCCGCTGGCTGCGGCGGTTTTCATTCTCGAACAGCCGACAATGCCCGAATAAAAACTCCGGCTGCGATGCGATGTTCGAAATCGGCGAGGCGGACATCCTCTACACGCCTGACGGCTACATCGATGCCACCGGACGCCTGATGCCGCCGAAGAGCGACCCGCGCTGGCCCAAGGCCTGCGCTGCCTGCGGCCGGGCTTTCGACGACGGCGATGAATGGCAACTGTTCTCGCGGCAGATCTACGTCCGCCCGAGCGACGGCTTCCGCTGCACGCTGGAAGATGCGCCGCCCGGCGCCTGCTGGAACGCATGGTGGATCGCCGATCGGCGCAGCGACGAGCAGGTCGGCTGCGCCTGGATGGTCGGGCCCGACGGCCGCTCGCTTGTCGTCAAGTGCCCTGACGGCCACGACTGGATGATCGATGCGCGGGCCAGAAACTGCACCATGCCGAACGACGATCATCACCACTGCTGGATACGGCACGGGCGTCCGGAGGACGGCACGCTGCACGTCGACAAGGTCGGCAAGACCTGCGCCGCCGGCGCCGGCTCGATCCAGACCGGCAAGTGGCACGGCTTTCTGCACAACGGCTTTTTGCACGAGTGAACTAACCATCGAAGGGAAAGGAATTCAGATGAAAATCACTGTAACGGCCGACGACGGCTCGACGGCATTCGAATACGACACGACGATGGGCAGCAACTGCCTATGCCCTGGCCTGGCGGAAAGGCCTCCCGTTCTCCGCGTGCTTGCCGAGGCGACGTCGTTCCTCGACGATAGTTCGACGGTCACGTCGATCCGCGGTGACATTTCCGCAGTGATCGGCCGGATTGAGCACGAACTGGGCGCGCACCCGGCGTTCACCTGGGCGCAGACGAAGCTGAGCAATGCCGCCTCGCACCTCGAGTCCTACGTCGCAGGGAAGTGGGAAGAGCCGGCACAGGATCTCGCCCGGCGCGTGACGGTCGACGTGCGCGGCATCATCAAAGAGATCCGCGACTAAGTCTGATTTCTAGCGTATCGCGTACCTCCAAGGGCCCGCGTCGCCATGCCCGGCGGCGCGGGCTTTTCTATTGGACCGGAGCTGCACGGCAGCGCTGGCGACTTGGGGTCCCGGGCATTGCAAATGTCTTTTTGGCGTATCCCATGAGCGGCGCTTCGATTAGGCGCCAGCTCAGTTCGGCCAGGACGCACACGGCCGGTAGGGCGATGAAGCTCGCGTAGACGCCAAAACCAAGCCTGGAAAAGGCGATCAAAACGGGGATGTGGAACAGGTAGAGCGCATAGCAGCGACGCCCCATCCAGATCAGTGGGCGAAGCGCCACGGACGCTTTCGTAGCCGCTGCCGATCCAACCGCGATGCAACAGACCAGTGCAACGACGGAGAGCGCAGCGATGCGGCCTACCAGCGCGAAATGCACAACGTCAGCGATCGGTGCAATGAGAGCAAGAATCGCCCAAGCAATGCGGGATCGGCAATAGCCGCGCATGAATGCTGCGATCAGCACGCCGCCGAACAACACATCAAGGCGGCCCGGCATCAGGCATAGCCACGACGGGTGAGCCAGATAGGCATCGAAGATCCAGCGCCACACCGGCGCCGTCAGAACGCCGCCCCAAAGAACGCGCACCAGCCACGGCCGCGGCAGCCAGAAAATCAAGAGCGGCAGGATCAGGTAAAACTGCTCTTCGACAGCGAGCGACCATGTCACGAAATTCGGCTCGTCCAACGGAAAGCCGAACTTCAGCCATGGCGCTTGCTGAATGAAGAACAGATAGTAGCCCCAGTGTGCCGGCGGCGAGATCAAAAGCGCCAGCCAATACAGCGGCAGGATCCGGAATGCGCGCCGGCCGTAGAACGACGTGAAGTAGCCGGGCTGCTCGCGGCTATCCAGCAGGACGCCCCCAATCAGAAAGCCGCTGACAACGAAGAACAGGTCGACACCGAAGATTCCGAGCGGGAGCTTGTCATAATGGAAGGCGATGACCATCGAGATCGCCAGGCCTCGGAGTGCGTCAAGCGGCTCGGAGCGGCTACCGCGCCACTGATCCAAACTGTTCACTGAAAATCAGCCCACGTTACAAATGGCAGGCAAACTATCATCCCACTTCCGGTTGAGCAATGGCGCGGCGCATCCGCTGGTTAACGTCGAGGATGAACGCTCGTCGCCCTTCATGCTTTGAACAAGTTCTCGGATAAACTGCGCCGGAGGCCGTAAAGAGGGGTGTGCAGCGATGGCGGTGGAACAGGATGAAGATGGGCGCTATATCGTCGAACTCGATGAATCGGCCGCGATTACCGTCGAGCAGATCCAGGACGAAATTACCGTCACAATCGCCAGCATTGTAGGTGTCGATTTTCAGGTGACGGCGGACCAGGCGCTCAAGCTCTCCCGTGTGTTCGCGATCGTCGCGGCGAAGGCGAAGGAAGCCGCCGATCAGGACGCCGATATTGATGGTGATGGATAAGCCGCCCGCCTGCGCCGCACGCGGGCGGACGGCTTGCGCCTTAACGGCGCGACTGCAGCTCCAGATCCGTGTTGCAGTGGAAGACCCAGGTCGATGGCGACTGCGTCTGCCGCCAGCCGTGATCCTGGTTGGTCAGGCGATCGAATGAGCCGAGCGACGGCTCCTGTTCATCACCCGACAATTCGTCGTCGACGTCGGGCTCGGCGCCGTCATGATCGTCTTCGCGATCGTCGCGGGCGCCCTTGTGCCAGGCGAGCTGCGAGCCGTCACGGTCGCGATAGGGCGCATCGCTCCACGTTTCGCCCACGATGCATTCCGGGTGCCGCTCGAGCGCCGCAAGCGATGGCTCGGCATCGCCGCCTTCCTCTGAATCAGCATCCCCGTCGATGCTGTCGAGCACATGGATAAGAAAATCGACCGCCTCTTCCGCGCGTCTCTTCAATCGTCGCAATTGCACGTTCATTACGCACTCCAACATCGATCAAAATTGCCGGTCAGCAACATTCGCGTTCCGGTAGTGATGATCAAATCATACACACGCTGAGGTCCCAAGCCTCGAGGTGTCCAAAATGGACACTTGGTACGTTATGAACGCGAGAGCCGCTCGCTGGTCGATCGCACGAGCTTTACGGCGGTGCGATGATCCTGCCGCAGCATGCGCTCGAGTTGCCTGCTGGAGGTTCGGTAGAGCGCGCCGCCGATCTCCTGGACTCGCCCGTCGCGGCGCAGCGTGCGCAGGTGGCGGATGACGGTCGAGCGCGGTATGCCGATATAGTCGGCGACGTTGGTCGCGGTCATCGGGCGGTCTTCGACGGTCCCGATGAACACGGCAGTGCCGACCTGCACAAGGCCGGAGCGGGCGCTGGGCCGCGCGCGCGTTGACGGGATCATCGTTCGCTCGAGCTGTTGCGACAGCTCGATCCAGAGGCGGGCAATGTAGTAGAGCTTGGGTGGTTGCTGCGGCATCCGCAGGGCTGTCCTGGCTTTGTTGGGCCCGGCAACCAGGGCCGAGCGGGGGTGAACCTCAGCAAGAGAACCTGCCGAACCTCCCTCGTGCACCAATCGTCGAAAGCGGCGTTTTTGTGCACGGTATTCCCACTCAACGCAGAAAATCATACCTCCGGATGATCACCAAACCAAAGTGCAGTTTGTGCCACGGCTAAGTTAATCGAGCGCCGGGCAAGAATTCGCCCGCTACGGTTCCACGATGATCCGGGCGGCCTTCCGCTGCTCGGCGGTCGCGCGGGCGCGTTCCAGCGCCGCCGGGTAGATCATCTGCTCGTTGAGCTTGACTTCGTAGAGCAGGGCGCCGGTCTCCGAGACCAGGCTGAAGTGCCAGAAGCGGCGGCCGGCCGGCGGGTGGCCATGCTCTCGCTCATAGCGGCCGGTGTAGACCTCTATTTCGGGCATGGCCTTTAGCTGACTGGGAAATCGGGAATCCGACGAGAGATCAGTTTTGCCTCGGCTTTGCCGCTCGAACTCAGGATGTGCTCCACAGCCATCATGTCGTCGCAGGCCACGCGCCGCTCATGGATAGGGAAATTGATCCGAACGGAAAACCGGCGCCTGTCCAGGTCAGCGAAAGGATCGTCCTTATTGGAAAAATATTCGACCTTGAGCGTAGTCGTTAGCGGACCCTTCAATGGGGGTACGCCGTGGCCTTGGAATATCATTTCCATGCCGACTCGCAGGTCGCCATCAATGACGGCGCCAAGGACTCTCCACCCAGAGCCATCATTGTATTCAAAAACGGGGATTTCCTCCTGCCGCTCTGCGAGGGCCGGGACGTTGGGGAGTGCCAGCGTAACGCCTGCAGCGCCAGCGAGCTTCAGCAAGAGTCGACGGCTAATCTCGTTCGTCATTCATCCTCTCCCGTTCCGTCCTCGCAAATTCCTTGGCCCTCTCTAACGCCTGTTCACTGGTATCGACCATCCGGATTGATCGTCTGCCAGCGTTGTCGTCGAAGTAGAAGTAAACCGAATCTCGATCCGCAAAATGCACGCCGTAGCTTCCTGAATCCGGGATGTGTTCGGTCGTGTGCTTCTTGATCTTGATCGGGTCGTCTTCCGCCATGCCCGCAGGCTAACAGCTTTAGGATTGGGGTGCGATCTCGGGGAGGTCGAAGACTGCGGTCGTGGTGCCATCCGGCTCGAGCTCGACCTTCACTGGCTTTTTGACCCGACCACGTGAAGGTGCGGCCACCTTCTTCGAGCTGGAACTGGTAGCTGGCGCCGGGCGTGTATTCAGGAATTCGGACGGTGCCGCCGGCTGTCGTCCTTCCCTCGATCGGCTCGAGCTTGGCAGTGCCGGCGACGCGCAGCGGACCGCCTTGCCAAGGGGCATCATAAGTGAGCTTCCGGTCGGTCATTTTGGCCCTCTTTATGTGTGACACTTCATATCTCGGACCGGGGCGAGAACAAAACCCGTCATGCCTCGCGGATTATCTTGGACCAGCTCTTTCCGTTGAACGGGCAGCCCTCATTGACCCATGCGGCAAGCGGACCCTCGTTCCGGAACCACTCCCCCCGAAGTCGCAGGCCGTCATATTTTCCGTGAAGGGCCGCTTCTATTTTGCGCGAGCCGGGAAAGGTCGCATGAATGACCAGCGGCTCGGGCAGCCGGCATTCCAGGTCCTCGATCCGCCGCCGAAGGTCCGTGCTGTATCCAATCTTGATGTAGGGACCGAACCCGACGACATAGATGTTCGCGCCCTCAAGAGAATTCGGTCGCTCGTGGGTGTTACCAGCCGCTTTGCGGCGGCGGTCCCACTCATCGTTAAGCGTCCTGGCTCTCGCCAGCGTTTCATCGGTCATCTCGGTGCCGAAACTGGCGAGCTTGAATCCCATTGCTCGCATATGCCGTGACGGCCGCCAGCGCCATCTTCCATTCAGGAAGAGGAGGTATCGAGGCCACCCATTGCGTGTGACACTTTTGGCTTCGGGCGTGGCATCTTGCTGAACGGAAAGTGTCACATCGCATCTCCAACGTATTGATATTGTTGCGCTATCCAAACACCCGAGACGTCCTGTCACGGCGGAGGCCGCGGGTTCGAGTCCCGTCTCTCGCGCCATTCATTTCAATGACTTAGCAGCGTGTTTGGCCCGAAACCATTGGTCCTTCTGGACCGATGCCGTAACGAGTTGCCTGCCCTCCTGTTCACTGCACCTGGCGAACTGCCGCGACAGCTCAGGACGCCGCGAGGCCGACAACGCTGACCGGTTGAGCGGCCTGCTCGGGCCTGACTGATAATGCCACGCGCTGTTCGGGCGTCAGCCACCACAGCAGGAACAGCAGTGCTATCCCGTTCGACAGCAGGCCTGTCGTGAGCGGCACGTTCATGATCGCCTGAACTGCGATGCCCGACGAAACCGCGATGAAGCGCGGCGACAGGTGCTTTGAGACCATCGATCCCACCGACAGGATCAGGCCGCAGACGAAAGCCGACACCGGAGCGAGCGCAAGACCGACCGATGCGATGCCCTCGGTGGCGAGGAAGGACGCGTTGAAATTGCCGTCCTGATAAATCGCTCCGAGGGTCGGGCCGAGCTCGCCGTACGGGCAGGCGGTTATGTATCGCAGGACGGTGATCTGGCAGAACCGGGTGAGTTCGCGGTGCGCAAAGAAGCCGGCGTATTGATCGAGCGCGAGCGACGGGATCGCGACGAAGCGCAGATTGATGGTGCTGAACACGATGTAGGTCTTGTCGGACACGAGAACGGCGAAAGCCAAAAGGCCGACGATCATCGGGATCAGAAATGCGAGCACCGTGGCCAGCCGCGGGTCGAACCGGCCGTACAGCCAGAACAGAAACGGCAGCCAGATCGGCAACAGAAGGACGGTCTTGTTGTTGACGACGGGATAGAAGCAAAGCGCAAGCAGCAGCACCCCGGCCGCCGGCATCCACCGCCTGCGCGATGCGAAATGCGCGAACAGGTAGGGCAGGACCGCGCCGATCATGATCCCGGTGAGATAGTTCATCAGCGCCGGCCGCACCACGGCGGTGCGGGCTGCGCCATAGGGATCGCCAAGATTGGCCCCGTAGGAGATGTCGCCGATCAGCACGGCAAGGCACGACGCCAGCAGCAGAACCACGATGCGCTTGACGGCCGCATCGGACAAATCGGGCCGCCAAACCGGGATGTTCTGTAACATCAGAGGGATCATCGCGGCGGCCAGCGCGGCGATCATGGCCCAGCGGGCGATGGCGTGCGGATAGTCGAACGCGCTGAAGAAGCTGAGCCAGACGAAGCCGAACACGGCTGACAGCAGCGAGAAGCCGATCAGATAACCGAAGCTGAATCGTGCCGCGACGAACGCCGGGACGAACGCGACCATGATGGCGGTGCCGAGGGCGGCCTGCGCGGTGATGCCGGATCGCCAGACATGCATCGCCGGGAATGCGTGCCCGCAGGCGATCATCGAGGCGACGCTGAGGACGAAGAACCCGGGGATCGTGATCCCGACAACCAGGTCATCGCGCGTCAATGTCAT